AACTTGAAGCACGTAGTCCTGCTAACCGCAAAGTCACAAGAGCATTGGACTACATACTCAGACTGACTTTGTTCCAACCTTTAACACAAGGAACGAACAATGAGAATTGATAAAAATGCAATCCGCAGGTTGTACAACAAGCTGGAAGAAGCAAGCGGTACTTACCCAGAAATGGTGGAAGTTGTTTCCAGCAAATGTGATTTCAATTGCACAAAGGAGCGGGCTAAGTATTTCCCCAGAAGTAAGGAATGCTTTGGGATGATGCTCAACTCACATTTCACTGTCCCTTTTGATGCTTTCATTGACAATGACACATTCCTGTATCTGAAAGTCTGGTACGGTCTTGGCAAACCAGTCACGATGTATGCTGTCTACAACCCAGAAATGGAATCGTTCTCGGTTTACAGTAGCCGTAAGGACAGAGAAGAACATGTAGTTGCACAAGCAAACGTGCGTGAAAGGGTACGCTCATTACGTCGAGCTGAACCAGCTCCCATAGAGGCACCAAACGTCCGTGATACATGGGGTGAACCAACCCCATACATCCAAGCCACAACAACCACTGAACGAACTGTTACGGTTGAAGAAGCAATTGCTCAGATTAACCGGAACAATGAACGTCCCATGGTTGGTCGTTCACCACGACGACATGTGCCCATGAATTTCATGGTCGTTGATGGAGTTCGGTATGCAGTCCGAGACAATGCTGATGGTTCACGGGTGACTGTTGAGGAAGTGTATCGGATGCAGCGATTGATGCAGGTTGGTAGGTACCCCCGCCCCAGTCGACCACAATGGACGCAATCACCATTTACCCAAGCCAATTATCATGGCATTGAGAATTTCATAATCGCATCATGGGGGAACGTCAGCTGGGCAGGACCAGCGGAAACAGAAAGGAGTGAGGAATCACCATAGCATTTACACTTGGGTTTATTGCAGGAATGTTGGCAGTCTATTTTGTTTTTGCTTTACACAAGGAATTCACACGATGAATACGAATGAAACGAAGAAGTTGGTTATGAATCAGGCTAACACCACAGCCTTTACGATTCTGTTGCTTGACCACGTTAGGACGAATCCGTCCGTCAAGACAATCACGGTGGAAAAGCTGAAGAAGATGTCGCAGGACAAATTCAAGTATGTGTTCCCAACACGCTCCTTGCGGGCAATTGCCGAGGCTGTTGGTTTGACTGTCTCCAATGGACGGTCGAAGCGTGTCCCCAATGGGACAGCGATTGCTCCCAGCAATATCGTCATCATGGCGGAAATTATGCAGGCTCTGGCTAGGACCACGGCAGACATTGCCAAGCAGCTGGGTCTTGAGGAAAACAGTCCAGAGCTGCATCGTCTGCGGGCAATTTATGCTTCGTTGTCACTTGTTCGCGGTCGTCAGTCTGTTGACTTGATTCAGGATGAATTTCGCAACCGCATGAATTCCGTGGAGTCAGTCAATGTCTGATTTAGACGAGAATCTGTCTGAGGAAGACGAAATCACACCTGACGAGCAATTCGAGGCTGTGGTTCGTTTCTCATCCAGAAATGTGGCTCGGATGTTCAATCAGATTATGTCTGATAAACGGTTTACTGTTCCTTACACAGACCTGTTGAGTTGTGCAGCAGTCACGGCATTCAAACATGTGTTGTTTGATTTCCTGATGGTCAACCTCTCGTTGAATCTCAAGACCAACCCGGTTGTTCAGCGGATTCTGGCGGTTGAGGAGCCTGATAAGGCTGAAGAACTGATTGCCAACAAGATGTTTGCCGTGTGTGAGGAAGTTGTGGACGAAATACTCCCGATGTTGCCGAACTACTACGTTCCGCTTGTGGGGGAATGCGTTCAGAGAACGAACAAGATTTTTAACTCAATGGAAGAATACAATGACTCCTAAAGACTTGATGAATTTGATGTTTGAATCCAACAAATCACCAGATGCCGAAATGAAAGCAATGAATGCTTTCAAGGAACATTTCCCCGCTTACAGTGATGAACAGAAGAAGGAAATTATTGGTCGTTTGGCAATCAACGAATACTGTTCAATGATTGTCAACAAGACGCAGACATTCATTGGCAAGGCTTCAGAAATGGTTCCCGGCACCATTCTGATTTCAGAGTTGGGTTCGCTCTACAGCACCATGATTCTGATGGTTTCACTTAGCCAACTGATGGCGAAGCAGCAGGCTCATTTGCCGATGGACAAGATGGATTTTTCCAAGCTGGATAAGGCTTTTCCTAACGGCGATTCGCTGTTCAGCCTCGGGGAAGAACTGTTTACAGCCATCCAGCCGATGTTCAATGAACGACTGCAATCCATTTTAGACACTGTTGACAATGGCTAAGAAGAATCTACAAATTCTTTGTGTAGCCTGTGAAGGAAGCGGGATAAGCACTTCCGGCAAGGTCTGTTATCCATGCAAAGGAACCGGCAGACCGAGCGGTAGTGCTTCCCCTCCTCCTCTCCCAAAGAAGAAAGCAGTTTTGAAATGGCTAAAACAAAAAAGAAAGTAAACACTTTCAAGATTGCTCAGTATGCTTTATCGCATACCAATCAAGAAGCACAAAAGAAGTTTGGGGTCAGTCGGACTGTAGTTCAGGAAGCAGTTCGGGAACACATTGAAACTGGTACCAAACGTGGTCAGAAAGCCTCCATCCTGTGGCAATACTTTAAGGAAGACCCCAACGCAACTGTCCATCAGGCAGCAGCAGACTTAAACATGTCTTACAAGGCTGTTTACATGTTTGTGTGGCGAAATGCGATTCCTTACCGTAAAGTTTGCTCAAGTGAGCTGGCTGATAAAGTCCGCTCCATGCTCAAGCGTGGTATGCGGAACGTTGAAATTCATAAGACTGTAGGGTTAAGCGTCCAACGCATCTCCAACATCAAGTGTAAGATGATTGTTGATGGACTGTTGGAACCATAACGCGACTCACCGTGATAGGTCTGTGCGGTAGTTTTGTGACTCATTGCGAGGCAGATGAACGGACCCGAAAAAGCCTCAGCCTTTCGGCCTTGCTGGTGTGAAATACCGCCAGCAAGGTTTTATTTATTCCACAACTTGGGGGATGAACATGGCAAGAAAAAGTGATTCATCAAAGCCTGTTAAGTGGGGTCATTTGTCAGAAATCGACATGCGAACCAATGTTGGCTCAGACGCATGGAAGAACAACCACCCGGTCAGAATACAGAAACTTTCTGCCTATCGCAGAATTCACCAGTTGACAAGTCATGAAGAAGCAAGGCAATATGCTGATGCTTCAGTTGGGCAAATGCTCAAGGCGATTGATAAACTTGAAGAACAAAAGTAAGGAACCTGCGATGGCTAAGGACAAGGAAGATTTGGTTGTGGAAAAGTTGCAAGAGAAGGTTGCCAACTTGGAATCAGCCAATGCTGCTTGCGAGAACCGGATTCTGGAACTGGAAGGTCGTCTGGACGAAATGGAGAAGAATGCCAAGCCAGTCTCCATCACTACAATCGACCCAAACGTGAATTTTCAGGATTGCCTTCGAGCTGCAACTGAGGCTATTCTGAAAAGCAGAAGCATTGCTCAAGCCACAGCCAATGAACGACACATGGAAGCTACGGTTTCCCAAATCGTCAACTTGGCGGGGGCAATCCATAACGGGGTCTGCAACCACTTTGCAATTAACAAATGAACCTAAATAACTTGGATTTGAATGCAATCAAGAACATTTCCGGCCTCCTCAAGCCGAGAATGACTCGATTCATCCCGCACACGCCAACTGCAAAACAGTTGGCTTTTTTAATTGCCCCCAATCGTGAAGTGCTGTTCGGTGGTGCAGCTGGTGGTGGTAAATCCGATGCTTTGCTGATGGCAGCACTTCAGTACGTGGATGTTCCCGGCTACGCTGCCTTGCTCTTACGGAAAACGCTGACTGACCTCAAGCAGAGTGAAGCGTTGCTGGACCGTATGACGAAATGGATGCAGCCGTACCTAGCTGATAAAGAAGTCACCTACCGGGCTGAAACCCACACCTTCCGGTTCAAATGCTTTGACAAGCTGGGAAATCGTCTACAGGATGCCAGCATCGCCTTCGGGTACATTGGTGAATCAAATGCCTACACCCGGTACCAAGGTATCGAACTTCAGATGGTTGGCTTTGATGAAGTCACCCAACACAGTGAAAACGATTACACGTACTTGTTTTCTCGTCTGCGTAAGTGCCGTTGTCGAAAGCACAAGGATGAGTTTGATAAGGAATGTGATGAATGCCGCAGACAGGCAATGGTGCCATTGAGGATGCGGTGTACTGCCAACCCCGGTGGCATTGGTCATAAGTGGGTGCAGGAACGGTTCAAGATTGAACCGGACATGACGCATGAAGAAGCAAAGAAAAAGAACGTTCATGTCAGGTGGACAGGCAAACACAAAGAACGGTTGTTCATCCCCAGCTTTGCGATTGATAACCCGTTTCTTGACCAGAAGGAATACGACAAGTCTCTTGATGAACTGTCTGAAGAACATAAGGCTCGTTTGAAGTTTGGTGACTGGGGGTTCATTCCCAATGCTCGCTTCAAACGACTCTGGCAGCGGTACTACTCACAGGCTGGTGCCCACATTTACTTAGGTCCGAATTTCAGTGGACGAATCTTGGACCAACGCACTGACATCATTGAAGTCTTTCAGACGATGGACGTTGCAGCCAGTGCTTCCGAAGGACCCGGTGATACTGACCTGTTCCCGAACAATGAACGTTCATGGACGGTAATCAGTACGTTCTGTCTGACCAAATGCTACAACCTGCTGTGGTTGGACATGGTTCGCTTTCGGGAAGAAATCCCCGAAGTCGTAGACATCATGCTGGAACGCTACCACCAGTGGAAACCTGCCAAGGTAATCGTGGAACAAAACGGTATTGGCAAAGGCGTGGTGCAGTATGCAACCCGATTGGGTCTGGTGGTGGAAGGAGTTCACAAGGAAGTTGACAAGGTTGTCAATTCAACCACCGCAGTCATTCAAATGAAGGCGGGTAGAATCTGGTACCCAATGTATGCCGCTTGGATGAAGGAACACGATGACGAAGTGTTCAGCTGGCAAGGTCACCCGACAGAAACCGATGACATTGTTGATACGCTGTCGTTGGCAGCAAATTATGTCAAATGGGAGAATGCAACGAAGGGGATTGAAGAATACTACGAGATTGTTGAAAGTCCCTACGGGGAGGTCCCAGTTGTGATTGGGCAACCAATCCCCGTAGATAACTTTCTGCGTTCTTGATTAAAGTGTTGCGGAAGCAACATGTCTTTAAGGGTCGGCAATGGTTGGGGTACCACTGCTTGGCATTTGTGTACCAAAGCATTTGTTGAACATGCGTTGCAGCTTTCCAGCTCCGTTGTTGGTAATGTCAACGTGTATCAAATCATCAACAATGAAATTGGCTGTGCCTTGCACCAGTGCCACACCAACGCCACCGAAGTAGGCATACTCAGCCAAGGCACCACCATCAAGGTAATATCCACCAGTGATGGTTGCTGATGTCACTACCAGCTCCACCGTTCCCAGTACTGCCCCAATCGGCACAGTCGTTGTGAAACGAGTCCACCCGCTGTCAGTCGTATTGCCAGCATTGATGGTAATGGTCCCAGCTGCTGAACCATTGACGTTGACTACAACAGTCACAGTTCCCGCTGCACCAGTCACCTTTCGAGCATAAATGCACAGACACAGAACTTGTCGTGGTTGTACATCATCAGTCAGTTCATAAGTCAGTGTGCCGTTACCAACAATCTTGAGTGAGCTGGTCCCGAAAGCTGGGGTTACCACCACAGTCTCATTGGCATAGTTGGCTGAATTGGAAGCAGTCCAACCAATCGGCACATTCCCACTGAAGTCCTCGAAGAAGTTGTCAATCAACGAGTTGAACTGGATTGGGCGAAGTGTCATCGTCCCATAGTTACCAGTGCTGATTGCCAACGGGTGCAGGCTTTCCTTGAAGTTCAAACCACGCCCACTGAACGTCGCATTCCCATCAGCCCCGCTCTGCTGAGAGTCGGATGTGCAAATCAAGGCCAAGGTATCTGCATTGGGAAGTTCAGTGTCCTTGTTGTAGGTGTACCGATTGGTAATCTTTCGGTCGCCGGGAGTTTTATTACCCGGTAACTTCAGCGTGGTGACCACAGTACCAGCGTTGGCATTGGTCTTTACGACATCAGTTACAGACGCACTGACTGTTGATTTGTCGATTGTTTGTGAATTATCAACCATGTCCTTATGGAGATATGTCAATACCTCGCTCATACTGGCGTTGACTGGTTGATTGAGTTCATTCAGCACTGTCACACGGTCAAGTAACCGTTTTGATGCGATTGATGACAGGTTGCTGTAGATGCCTGAGCATAAACTTTCAATGTTATCGTAAGCTGTATTCACATCAGTGATGAGTGTGGTCACCCCAGTTGCTTCGAGTTGTGAGATGATTGAAGCACGTTCAGCAACCATTGCTGCAAAGAACGTATCAACATCTTCGATAGCAGAATACACTTCCTTCAAATCATTGAACAAATTAGTGTAGTTGATTGCCACTACGATTCTCCAAATTTGCTGTTGTCGGTTGAAACTCCGTGGAATGATTATATCTTTCCACCAACTGGTTTACAGGCGAAGCAAATGAAATTCAAAAAACAGATTCTTCGACCGGGCGTGTATTACGTGAACGACGGCAACAATGGTCGTCGTCTGGAATACATTACCGCTGAACGATTGAAGCATTGGGCAGACCAACATAAAAAAATGGTCAAGGCAGGTCTGCATGTACCTGCACCAGCGGTCCACAAGAAGGACGCAAATCCAACCAACAGTCAGAATACCAGCAAGGACAACTTCGGTTGGTGGGAACAAATTGACTTCACAGGCGAAGCTCTGGAAGGTGTAGTCAACATCCCCGTTCAGTCAGACCAAGAGCGAATCGGGAAGACTGTCAAGGAAGTCTCAATCTATGCCAAGCCCAAGTTTGTGGATGGATTGGGCAATGAATGGAACGATGTCTTGACTCATATCGCAATCGTTACCAACCCAATTGAACCGAATCAAAAGAACTTCGAAAAGCTCGAAGAAGGTTCATTGGCAGTCGCCATGTCTGACATCGTGAGCATGAGCGACAGTCAGCTGCAAGAGCTGGACAACAAGATGAAAAAGAAGAAGAAGGCGAAGTTTGGTCAGCAAGACCAGAAGCCTTCCGGTCAGCAAGGTGACGAAGACATGTCAGATGACATGGACGACGAACAACCTGATGACATGGATGAAGACGATGACATGACGGATGAGGGTGACGAAGACCAAGCTGACATGGACCCATTGCTGGACCAGTCATCCGACATCTTCACTCTCCTCCAAGAAATTGCTGGCATCGCAATTCCAAAGGGAACTCCTGACGTTAAGTTGAAAGAAGTTCTCACGAATGCTTTGTTGCAGAAGCAACTTTCTGAAAGGAAAAATCGTAGTGGTGGGACGATTAAAACTCCACCGGCAAATTCCAAAGTTAATGAGGTTCCAGTTGTTATGAGCAATAACAATAATGGTACTGCCGGTGGAAACCAACCTTCCGGTAGCCAAACCGAAACTGTCAGCATTGAAACGGTGATGTCTCACCCGTCATTCAAGGCGATGGAATCGCAGAACAAAGGCATCCTTGGTGTCTTGACCAACAGCAAGAAGCAGGAACTTCGTTCCCGTTTGAATGCTCTCCGTCAGCGAAACATCATTTCGACTGATGAGGACCTGAAGAATTACAATCAACAGGTCGAAGCTCTGTCCATGTCTTTTGGCAATGATGGTAACCCTCTCGTTACCCCAATCGAAGTTGCAGTTTCGGCTCTTGAAAGCGTCAAGATTCCGATGCCTGCCAGCCAACCGATTGTTGCAATGGCTCAAGTTGATGCCAGCGGCAACTTCGTCATTCAGCCTCAACAGGTCCCAACTGGTGGTCCTTTGACTGACGCACGTGCTGAAGAAATTGTCAAAGGTCTTTTCGGTTCAACCAGCGTCTAAGGAGTAAGAAATGACGATGAACTACCTGTACGGTGGTCGTGACCGGGTACCGGGAATCTCCACTGCGATTGAAACGTTTGAAAACGAATTCACGTGGGGTAAGTGGGAAAATCGAGAAGTCAGCGGTTTGCTGATTGATGGTTCCACCCGCGACACTGGTAACACCAGCTACACCCACATCCTGCGAGCCGGAACCTTGATGGGTCTGGACCTCAGCACCAACAAGCTGAAGGTTTGGAACCCAGACGCAACGGATGGTTCGGAATACATCTTCGGTATTCTGAAGGAATCCCGTTCCATGCTGTCCAACAACACCAGCACTGACCGATTGACTGGTGCAATCGTTCTCAGCGGTGGTATCCGTGGCAGCAAGCTGGTTGTCCCCGGCACGACTGCTCTCGGACTCAGCGGAAACGCCAATGAGTATCTGGTTCGCCAGCAACTCCGTGGACGATTCATGTTGGATGACGATTTCCAATTCGCTCGTCCAGAACGTCAGCTGGTCACTGTAACCGCAGGTATGCGGGCTTCAGGTGTTACGCTGACCCACATCGACAGCCATCACTTCTACTTCAACACTGGTGGAACGTTGGCTGTTGCTCTCGGAGCTTTGGCACCTTACAAGGGTGTCGAGTTTGATTTCTTCGCCAGTGTAACCACCACTGACGCAATTACCGTTTCTTCGGGTTCGTCAAACATCAAGGCTGCTGGTTCTGCTGCAACCAACTCCTTGGTAATTGACGGTGCTTGCCGACGATTGGTTGGCAACGGTTCACTGTGGCTGGTTCAAGCACTGTAACAAATAACGGAGTTCAAAAGTGAGTACGCAAGCAATTACTTTTTCTGAAATGATGCAGAGTCCGGTAATCACCCGGATTGTCAATCGCATCCAAACTCCGTTGTCGTTGTTTCAACGGATGTTCAATGTCATGTCAGGTGACAACAGCCGAGCAACCGAATCCGTAAAGGGTCGGGAAGCTGGCTGGGACATCTTCGACAAGACTCGTCAGTTCGCCACTGCACGAAGTCCCGAAGCTGGTCCAATCCGCGTTCGCAAGAAGGCAATCGGACACGTGTCGGCAGCTTTGATGCGGTCACACGAATCCATCCTGATTCTCGATGAGGAAGTCTACAAGGCTCGTCCTCTCGGTGGTCAGATTGGCACTCTTGACCTGCGTGGTCAGCAGTACATCCAACGTCAAGTTGAATTCATGACCCAGCGGTTCCGTAACCAACGGGAATGGATGCTCAGCCGGTTGCTCCGTGGCGGTTTCAACATGGACCGCAATGGTGATTACTACCAGCTGAAGAACTACAACGCTGGTGCAACTGACGAAATCAAGGTTGACTACCAGATTCCAGCCGACAACAAGACCCGTATGCAGCTGGGAACCGGCAGCAACATCTTGACCGACTGGACTCTGCCAACCGCTGACATCGTTGGTCAGCTGTACAAGATTAACGCAGGCTACAGCCGTATCCACGGTCGTCCTCTGCGGCACATCTGGGTCAACAGCACGACCTTCACCAACATTCAGAACAACGATGCTCTGCATGAACTTGGTGGTCAGTCGGTGTCTGTGTTCGAATCGCTGTCCAGCCGACAAATGAGTTCGGCTGAAGGCATCCCCGACGCAGGCTTTGATGTCAAGTTCCGAGCCTTGCCGTTGTTCACCTTCCATGTGTACGACGGTGTTCTCTCTGCGGACGGTGACACTGACGGAACCAGCACATCAGACATGGAAAAGCTGATTCCTGACGACTACGCAATCTTCCTGCCGGAAGTCGACAACAGCTGGTTCGGTCTGATTGATGGAAGCGAAGTCATTGCCGAGAACGTCATGGCATCAGGTCGTGAAGCCCAAGGCTTTGCAACTTGGTCCACCCGCGTGATTGACCCACCGGGCTTCGAACTGAAGTTCCTCGACAACTACCTCCCCGTTCTGTATGTCCCAACCTGTGTGGGCTACGGATACGTCGGAGCTTAATGATACTGGTTCCTTCGCAGGTACTAGGCAAAGGCCGATGCCGGTCAAAAATCGGCATCGGTTTTTTTATTCCACAATCACAGGTAAACCAATGTCAACACAGCAAGAGTTGCGAGAAGTGTACGTTGAAAAAGAACCATGGTGGATAACTGCCACAAAGCAACTTGGACTCCCAACCGTGTTGTTGGTCCTGCTGGGAATCGGGATTTACAACGCTTCGGTTTGGCTTGGTTCAAATGTCCTCAGACCGTTGACTGAACGACAAATTGAATTCATCAATCAGGTTGACGTATCAGTCAAAAAAATTACAACCATTGTTGAAGAACATCAAAAGAACAATGGTCTTATCGCAAGAGAACTGGAAGCAATTAACAACGGCATTGAAAAGCTGAATGTCAGCAGCAATGAGAATGGAAAAAAGCTGGAAAAGATTGAAGCCAGTTTGAACCACAACAATTAAGCGAGAACAGCAATGGCAGGCACAATCAAAACTCAACGTAACACTATGACTGTTGCCAACGGCACTGCTGTCAGCAACGGTATTCAAACTCGAAATCGCACTGCTTGTGCAATTGAAACACCAGCAACCTTAACCAACACCACCATCCTGTTTGAAGATAGTTGGGATGGTGTGACTTGGCGACCATTGATGAATAAGGACGGCACTGCCCAATACAGTGTCCCATGTGCAACCAATCAAGCCAGAACAATCCCATTGGATTTGATGGTAATGCAAGCTGCTGAATGGGTTCGCATTGCGTTCTCTGGGAATGAAGGTGGTGCCCGCACATTCCAACTGCGAACCCGCATCGTAGACTAACTTTCTCCAAAGATGAGAATCAGCAATGACAGACATTGAAAATGTATTCTGTGGTTGTGATGTTCATGATGAACATGCACCATTACTGCTGACAACTGGTAAGGTTCAAGGACGAATCTTCCGGTATCAGATGGTGTATCGGGATTACCCGGCTTTTGCCTTTGCCGGGTTCAACAACAAGCAGACAGTAGCCATGATTCGTAAAGCCATGGCAAACATGTCGAACATCAGTGGTGCCAAGTTTGTGGAAGTGAACAAGAATCCACAAATCAGGTTCTACTTCATGAAGAACATTTACCGAAATGCCATTGCTGCTTACATGGGTAGCGGTAAAGTTTATCTCAGCCAAGTTCGCAAAGTCACTGAAGTTGTGGTCAATGCCAGTGTTCAACATGAGGTTGGGCATTACTTCGGAATCAAAGGACGACCAGCAGCAGATGGCTGGGGTCATTGTGGTGTAAAGACCTGCATCATGAACATCAACGGTAACGGAACCAGTTGGTGTGCAAATTGCAAAGGTCAAATGATTGCCAAGTACGGGAAGTAAACAATGAGTCTGTTATTGCTTGGTTCCAGTTCTGACCCCAATGTTCGTTCGTTATTCTCCAACAACGAACTGGGCCTCGCCATCGACATTGGGGACCGAAACGGCGCAAGCGAAGCCAAGCGGACTTGGCGGCGGAATGTTGTTACTTATTCGGAACAGTTCTCAAATGCCGCTTGGACAAAACTAAACGTCACGGTAACGGAAAACACTCAAGTCGCTCCTGACGGAACGACGACCGCCGACACGCTCACCGACGATGCAACTGCCGGACTTCATTACATTCAGCATTCTCTGTTTTCAACCAATAGTACAGCCCAAAGGTTTTGCCGTTCGTTTTACGTTAAAAAAGGAACAGCCCGCTACATCGCTATTTCACCAATCAGCAACTTCAATGCTTCAATCAACGTCATGCTGTTTGACTTAGACACCGGGCTCTATGTCAACACTCCTGACCCAGTATATATTGATGGGTATGCTGTTGAAAATGCTGGTAATGGTTGGTGGAGAATTTCGTATTGGTCTGACCAAGCTGGAGCCGGTTACGGTCGAGTCAATCTCGCAATCTACAACTCCAATAACCCCGCTAATGGTTCTTACTCAGGTACAGGTGATACAGTTTATATCTGGGGGTTCCAAGCTGAGTACGACGTAACGTCGCCAACCACCTACCAGCCCATCACCGATTGGAATACCGAGTTCAAAGCAGCCTACCCGACCCACAGCCTCTACGTCGATTCAAATGGCGTGGCACCTGCTGTTTATCCCGGCGACCAAGTTGGCCTCGTGATTGATTCGAGCCGGGGCGGGCTGGAAAATCTTGGGGCGGAGTTGGTGACAGTCCAAGCAAACCGTGATTTTTCATCGGATACGGGTTACTGGACCAAGCAAAACGGCACGATAACGATAAGCGGAGGTGTCGTTAATTTTTCCAGCACAGGAGACTTGGTTGCACTCTACGCCGCAACTTCTAATCTTGGTACACCATCAGGAAAATTCTATCTCGTTGAGTTTGAGATAAAATCCATTTCTGCTGGTGGGATACGGTTTGGTATCGGTGGTGAATACACGCCATCGTCAACCACAACTGGCGTCAAACGGTTTATTCTTCGCGCAGGTACTTTTGGATTCTTCGGGCTGTACGCAGTCGGCACGACAACTGCAACGGTTGACAATATTTCCGTCAAGGAAATCCCCGGCATCCACCCCTACCAGACGACCAGCGGAAGTCGCCCCGCCTTGTGCCGTACTCCGGATGGGGGCAGGCGGAATCTGCTGGTTCGTACTGAGGAAATGGTCGAGGGTGTTGCGTGGACAAATGCCGGAACAACATCGACGGTTACGCAAAACGCCATCGCCAACCCGCTTGACGGGCAAGTAACTGCTGACAACGTAAACATCACCGACGTTTCCTCAAGCCGTTTCCAGCAAACGGCGTTGACGATTTCCGCAAGCACGCAATACACAATTTCGGCGTACTTCAAAAACAACACAATGACGACCGGGCAGACGTTCGATTTTAGAATCTCGAACTTTCTGGCGGGTCCGAACGACTTGATTGCTGCTGCCCGTGTCAACTTGTTTGATGGTTCGGTCACAAACGTATCCGGAGGAAGTGGAGTCTCTGGTACGAGCGTGGCAATTGTCGCGTTAGCTAATGGCTGGTATCGCGTTTCGGTGACGTTTACAAGTGGAGCGGGAGCGGCAACGACATTAGGCGGAATTCAACTTATTCGTTCATCTAACGCAGCAAACTTTTATGCGTTCGGATTTCAATACGAATTAGGCTCCTCCGCAACCACCTACCAGCGAGTCGGCCTCGCCTCTGACGTAACCGAATCCGGCAAGCGTGATTGCTGGGGCCTGTTGGCAGACGGGTCAGACGACAGCCTGATTACGTCGAGCGTGGACTTTACTGGGGCTACCACGGACACCAGACGAAACGTAGTTTCCGCAAGTGAACACTGGGGAACTCCTTGGAGTCAATGGATTACCTCTGCAACCTACGGCGAAGCTGGACCGGAAGGGAGAAACAATGCTGCAACATTTGTAAACGTCGTTGGCAGCGGCGGAGCAAACCTTGCTCAAGTTGTGTCTTACGTTCCGAGTCAACCTTACGTTCTTACGTTCTGGGTGAAAGCGGGAACATCCCCCAATGGTAATTTTGGAATGTTCTCAACCGCGTCAGGAACATTCATAAACGGGACAGCAACAATCTTGTCTGGGCCGGGAAGCGTATTTGGAACAGCCTTAATGCAACTTAGTGGTTTGACAAGTAGCTGGACTAAGGTCCAACTTACGTTTACATCACCAGCTACCAATAACCTGAATCTGTTTTATTACGTCGAAACGTCGGGGTCGAGAACTGGGTTAAGCAACACATTAGCCCAATTCCAAATCGAACCCGGCTCAACGCCAACCGCTTACCAACCAACCGGAACCGACAAAATGACCGTGATGGCGGGGGTGCGGAAGAATAGTGATGCGGCAGCAATGAATGTTGTGGAGTCCTCAACTGCGTTTACAGCGGCAGACGGTTCGTTTGCTATGAGGGCGGCGAACAGTGGTGCGGATTATTATTACGGAAATCGCGGGTCTACTGCTGCACAAGCGGTTAGCAGTCTTTTTGCCGCCCCAACAACAAACGTGGTTACAGGTGTAGGCGACATTGCAGGCGATGAAACACGATTGCGAGTCGATGGCGTTTCTAGGTCGCTGACAACGAGCAATTTAGGCTCAGGTAATTTTGGGAACCACGTTATTTATCTTTTACGCCGAGCCGGAACGTCAAATCCGTTTTCCGGCATCCTCTACACCTTGATTATCCGGGGAGCCGTAACACCCACCGCAACGATTGAAAACTTCGAGAAAAACTTACTCCGAATCCGAGCAGGACTGGGACCGTTCTAATGAGCCAAACCGACTGGAAATATTCAATCGTAATGATTGCCCCCACGTACACCCGCGACGGGGCCAACGCCGTTGCCGAGGCATTGGGGCATGGTCCGAATAACTTCTCAGCTACACTCTCGGCAGACGGTCAAACAGTCACCCACTACGGTTGCCGGACACAGGCTCAACAATCGTTTGTGGAATTGTTGGCCGGAATGGGGCAAGGAGAACTTCCGCCCATCGAAGGAGCAGACCCGCAAATCATCGGTGCGATTCTCGGCAGTCTCATCATCGACATCAGTGAGAACGAGGACGGGTTCAGTCATTTCAACCGGGTGCTTGAAGCGAACGGGTTAAGCCGGTTTGAGGTAGTCGAGGAATGATTGTGAACCTGCTGATTCTTATAAGCCAAGGTGCGAATATCGTCATCCCCGGCGGTGACGTGGACGAAATGCTTTGTGCTCGTGCTTGGAGACTTCGCAAGGAAACAGGCTGGCGTGAATTGTGCTGGTTGATTGATAATGCCAGTCCTTTGATGTATTGGAAGGGGAGCTACGCGACCCACTGCGAAGCCTGCTACTGGGAAGAGAAGTTTAGACTGGATAAACGAATCAAAGATTACGAAAGTTAAGCCATGGCATTCAACACATTCACGATTTATGGCTTTACCAATGAAGCCAACATTGAAGCGTTGTATTCAACCAATGGCTACAACAACATCCTTGATGATTTATCAGCTGGTGACAAAACCAAAATCATGTCACAAATCATTTATGATGCTGAGCAAACTATCATTGTCAGGCTGAACCGCTTCTATGCCCCCGCCGAACTTGCCAACAGCGAATGGGTAAAAAGCCGAGCCACATGGATTGCAGCTCACCTGCTTTCCAAGCGTCGTGGGAATGAATACTACTTTGCTGACCTGTATGAAGATGCCTTACGTGAAGTTGATGCAATCGCAACTGGGGAACTACCACCACTGCCTGACATCGCTCAACGTGATTACACCTACCCATCCATGAGCAATTTGATTGTGGATGAATACTTCATCTCAGCAAAACTGCGTGTTCGTCCTCACATCAGTGTTGGTGACACGTATCCTAATCAAGACATTGCTTACAGTTGGATTTGGGGTTGGATGTAATGGACAAGGCCAGAATCAGAATCAGAGAGAACCATGTTCTCAAGCTGAACGAGATGCTGGTCAACATTGGTAATTATGTTGCTGGAAAGATTCCTGATGAACATGGGATTGCCAAAGCATTCTGGTCAGCTTTAGCCTCTTATCTGTTCCACAAAATCCATGAGGCATACATCATCAAATCTCATGGTGGAACAGATGAGTTGGGCAACAGCTGGCCTCCATTAGCTGAACGCACAATCAAGACCTCACCACAGCGTAAAGGAAACCTGAAACGACTCAGCGATAATGAACGACGAAGACTGCGAAGGAAAGGAACCTCAATCTCGGATGATTACCTGACAACAAAAAAGTTAATCATGCGGGAAACAGACCGATTGATGAATTCACTAATGCCTGCAAACCTTCGAGCGGGGTACTCCTACTCCCCAAAGAAGGACCAGCTGTTTGAATTCAAAAATGGTAAAGCTACCATCGGTACTGAAGTTGAATACGCCAAGTTTCATAATGAAACCAGACCAGTCATCCCCGAAAATGTTGACCTCTGGTACAAGCAGGCAGTTGAAGAAGGTTGGAAAGCGGCTAAGGAACGAGTGAAAAAAAGAATAAAGGACTTCGCATGAGCGAACACTTCATCCTGACCGCAATCGAATCCAGACTCCGGTCATACAACAAATTTGACGCAACCAACTGTGGAGTGATGTTTGATGAACGTCCACCACCTACTATCCCGAATTACTTTGCCAGCATTCATTTCACTGAGCTTACCCCACAACCATTTGTCGGTGGTCTGAACTCAGCCTTGAAGGTTGGGGTCACAATCACCAAGCGGATTCAGGCAACCGGATACGACCGGGTTACCAGTTCGGTGGTGTTCAAGGAATTGAATGGGTTGTACCAACTGGCAGCATTTGTCCGTTCCGTGATTCACAACAATGCTTCCATCGTGGCTGATGCTAACACTTTGCTTTCCGCTTATTTCACGTTGAATACAGACCCCGAGCATGAAGCGTTAATCAGCAAAGCTGGATTCATTACTGTCCCCTTATGGAACAAAACTGATTACAAGCCTGTCATCCGTAATGAGGAATGGTTCCATGGCACATTCATGAACCGGGAACGTGGTCGTGACCAGCCGGGGAATATCGGGCTATCATTGACAGTTGAATTTGGAAATCTATCCTACGTTGAGAAGTTTGCTACCTGCGACGTTACGTTAATTGAACTCGAAGAAGATGAACCAGCATAGGAAAAATCATGATTAACTACGAAAAGCCATACCGAAATCTGAAAGTCCTGTCTGACAAGAAGATTTACTTCCTTGGGGATAAAGTCCCGAAGGAAGGCTACATGGAATGTGTCAACATTTACCTTGTCCGTGAGCTGGACCCCGATGCTACCTTGTTCGACTACACCACAACCAACAGCCTTGGAATTGATTCCAAGTACGTGTTTGTTTCAGAACATGCTCGTAAGGTCTTCAGTAAAAATCGAAACATTGTCCGAACACAAACAGTTGAAGCCTGCACCAGCTACCACTGCCTGATGGAAGTCCTGCCGGACAACATCAAGGAAATCGACAACCAAGAACCTGCGACAACCAGCCCCCAACCAAACAATGTCGATTCTCAAGTTAATGAGGAGAAATAATCATGGCTGAAGTTCTTACTAATCTTGTTGCAGGTCATTACAACGTGACTTACGGGGGTGCCGCTCTCGGTGCCACTGAAGACGGTTGGACCATGACCATCACTTCCAAAGGTGACATCGTTACCGCTGATGAATGGGGAGAGCATGAGCTGGATATTATCGGTCGTGGTGTAACCATCACGCTCGAAGCAGTCATCAAGGAATGGACCACTGCCTTGGTCACTGCAATCTGGCAGTATCATGCCACCTTCGGACGACATGGTTGCATTGGTTACTCCGCAATCAAGAACTCCTTTGTTCAATCAATGGTGTTCACCCCAGCCTGTGCTGGTGGTACTGCCGATGCAACGACAGTCGGACTTGGTAGTGCAACTACCTTTCCATACTGCATCCTGACCCCAGACTCAGCATCAAAAATCAACTTGAACAACCGGCAACGTGTTGTCCCAGTTCAGTTCTCGGTACTGCTGCATCACAACGCTGGTGCTTACACCCACTTCACTCAAGCCTAAGTTGATTCTCAATGGCAGAGAAACTTGAAGTTGACATTGTTACAAACTCCGCATCATCATCTTCATCAGGTGGTGGTGCGGATTTTGCTGGGCTTGGTCAAAAGGAGATGGCCGAGCATCTTCGTAAACTCAAGGCAGCTGCCGTTCAGCAAAAACAGAACGTTGACCTTGAAGCGAAGAACATTCGCCTCAAGACAGCTCAACAAACTGCCGAGCTGAAAGTTGAACGAGAAAAAATCAAGAACGAGCGTGAACGTGCCCGTCTGCAATCTCAGATGCAGAAGGAAGTTGATGCCAACTTACGGAAGCAACGAACTCTTGACCGGCAGAAGAAACGCGAAGATGAGCGTGACCAAGACCGGCAAACCAAAGCTGAACGACAAAAGCAAAAGGATGATGAAACTTCACGCAGAAATCGTGAACGTGAACAGCAATCCCGTCAGAAGTCACAAGCTGATGAATCACGAAAGCAGGATAAGCACCGTCAGCAGACTGAGAAAAGTCAAAAGACTGAGCAACGTACTCAGCAGAAGCACGAAGAAAATCTGAAGAAGCAACAGACCCAACAAACCAATTTGGAAAGGTCTGAAGAACGTCGACAGAAAAAAGCTGAAGAATCTCTGCGTCGTCAAAAGATTCGTGACAGCTATGCAGAGGCACAAAACAAAGCTGGTGGAACATTCCGCTTCGCTCGGATGATGACTGGCAACATCCCCGGTGCCAGCTGGTTATTGAACAAGGCTCAAGATGCCAACAGCTTCCTTTCCCGTCAGCAAATGCTTGGTGATATTGCTGGTGGTGGAGAAGGAAGTGCTTCAGCTTTCCCGCTCTTTGGGAGAATAAAAGACATCTTCTCTCAGATGTTCAGCGGAGGTACCAGCGGTGGGCGTGGTGGTGGAGGGGGTGGAAGTAATTGGACCCCCGAAGTTGTAACCAAGGTCCGTGATTGGTCCCCCGAACAAGCAGCTGCCCGACCAGCCCCCAGTGCTGCTGAGCTACAGACAGCCAGCGGTCAAACCATTGGGCAAGCAAACTATCGCCTGACTTACTCCGGTGGAGCAACATCCGGTGGTGGAGCAGCAAACAATACAGCATTGGCAGTACCACGACTCCCAGCCCCTCCGGGCGGTGTCGGGGGTATGGGTGGTGGAGCAGGTGGTGCTGGGGGATTGATTCCGGCAGGTGGTGGCGGGACTGTCGGGGGCGGTGGTGGAGGACTCATTGCCGGTGGAGCTGGTGGAGCAGGAGGCGGTGGTGGTGGGTTAATCACTGGCGGTACAACTGCTGGTGGTGCGGGTGGGGCAGGTGGAATCGGCTTAGCGGCAAGTATCGCAACATTCGTTACTGGGCTTGCAGCTGCAACCGCAGGCTTCCTGATTTCAGCCAACGTAGCTGCAATGTGGACCCGTCGATTGATGGAGTCAGCTGACCAGCTATCCGTCTGGAGCAACAACCTGATGCAATCCATGGTTGAATCAGACCTTCGCATGTTCGAATTTGAACAGAAGCGTGGTGCGAAGATGGGCGATGAAATGGCCCAGTACAACGATGCTTCCACCAGCTTTGGAATTTCCACAACTGGATTCATGGATTCATTCACTGAACCATTCATTCCACTATTTGCATCAGGCTTGGAAATGCTGTCCAGCGGAATTGACATCATTTCAGTAATCAGCAAATTCCTTGCCTCCTTCACCATTGAACCAATCATCACACTCCTCAAAGGTGTGTTTGATGTTGTCACATACATCTTCGACCTGATGAAAGAAGGCATGAAGATGTTCCTCAAATTCATTGATGAATACATACCATTTGAACTCAGTCTATTAAAAGACATCATCAAAATCCTTGAACAAGATGAAGCAGTTGATGAAAGCAACTTGGCAGCTGAACTCTCCAACTTCATGCTCGGCTCAGTTGCCAACTATGCACAGGCAGCAACAGCCGCTGGTCATAACGTCAAGTTTGCATTTGGAGTGACTCCATAATGGCTGATAATCATTACGTTATCCCGGCAGACGCAAACAGCCGTGTTAAGTACGGTGGGTATGAATTCTCCGAGCTGATTAAAACCAGCGTGGAGATTGTTCCTGTCATGAACACTGCCAAGACCGGCATCAAATATCTGAAGCAAACATTTACCATTGAAGCCATTGTTGGTCCACGTGACACGACAATGAACTCATACAATAGTCCCGATGAATTTCCATATCAAACATTAGATTTCAATGACCGAATGGCAAACGGAACAATCTATTGTTCCATTGACAGCACTGACGAAACTTTGGATGCAATCAAGTCAACCTTGATGACTCCACAACTTGATTTCTTTTTCAACGGTCGTGGGTATGGTTCTTATGAATCATACTACGCTAGAGAAAATGAAACGGGGGACAAGCACGAAAAAACAAGAGATGTCTTGTTCGGGCCGATGCCGAAAGTGCTTACATGGGAACCAATCGCCCACAACAAACTCGCACGTGTCGTGTGGAAGGTTGAAATCCACCGCAGACCAGCTTGTACATCCTTAAAAAGTCCATCCACTGGTTTATACCTTGTCGAACTCTGGTCATCCTCCCGAGTCAACATCAACGCATCCGGCTACCACACTGTCACCCGCGAAGGACAGATTGAAATCGCTGCACAGAACTCACCACTTTTCAAGAGTAAAACTGGAAAGCTGTTAGAGAAGTATCGTCAGCTGATTTATGACTACCTGCTGACTGATTGGCGTGGTCAAGGATTTGGTCAGACCTACGCTGGCTACCACATTTCCAATCAAGACTACAAATTCTCACCGGACCTGCTGACTTGTGACTACAGCATCACATGGAAGGAAGTTGAATCACCAAACCCATACCCACCGGGGGTTAAGGAAATTGATGTTCGCCATCGTGTTCGCAGTGAACTAAATGGTGGTAAGTATCAAAAGAACTTCCGCATGTGGAAGAACGACTTCTCGGCACGGATTGTTCTTTTCCCCAAAGAACCGGCAATTCGGGCTTGGGCTACATTCACTCGTTTAATCAATGAACGTATTGAACAAGGCACTGAACTAAGGATTGATGGCAATGACCGAATCATTCGTGTCCCTCTCATTCTCTCCATCAACCTTGAAGAATCCTTGTTCTCACATGAGTACAAGTACGATGTCAGCTGGACCATTGCCACTGATGCATTAACGCTGTTTCAGAAAAGCGGCATGTTCAAACCAGCCTTGGGTTCAAATGTTGCCGATGAACAAGGCTGGCAGGAATGGACAGCCTCCGCTCGTCTGGTTCAAAACAGCTACGGTGCCTTCCCAATCGTTGAACACAAAGACATCACCATTAACTTGGCTTGGTGTGCAGAGGGAATGCAACCATACGATATGAAATCAGGCGGGTATTCATCCCGTGGTTTCTCACCTGAGTTCCTGCAATCGGTGTACAACTTCCAATGTCCACCGGAACAAGCATCCTATCTTGAGTTCCAGAACAACTTCCAATTTGATACATCAACTGACTTATCAATGTGGCAACGCTACCGCACTGATACTGTTCGGGAGGAAGAAAAATCTGATGTTAACAAGGAACGGAAAATCAAGATTTCAACCAAACTTGATTCCGGTCAGAAGAAGGAAGACTACATCATTCAAGACATGGGGCGTGATGCTTTCAGCGTTACTATGCGTGGGTACGCAATCCGCATGGGTGGCCCAACCAACCCACCAGTCATAACCAAGGTCGGTGGTAAGGAAGTCACACCCAACAACGACCCGGCAAAAAATGATTTCGTCAAATCATCCATGATTAGTCAGTATGGAAATTGCCCCATTTACCTGACAACATGGCAAAAGAACTATACAATTCTCGGCAAGCCTGAAGGTGACATTGAAGAAGACAAGGAAACCTCGGGCAAGCCAAGCGATTACTAACCCTTTTAACCTGCGAGAAAAGTCATGGCTAAGAAAAAGCAAGAAACCTCCGTCAACGAAATCGACTTGTCGAACGATGATGTTCTCATCAAGTTCAACATTCGGGACGACGAAGGAAAGCAAGTTGGCACGATTGAAGACACCGTTTGCAAACTGCACCGCTTGGTGATGCTGTCTCAGTACGAAGCAAAACAGGATGATTACGTCCCGCACTTTGTTCGTAAGCTGAACGAGAACTACCGGGTCAAGGTCAGCGAATCCGCTGCCTACCGGATGGTTGCCTACATCATGGCACAGTTTGTCGACGTAAAAAAAAATTAAGGTGGTTGATTGATTTCGCTGCGGATTTCGGTACTTCCTCTATCCCAGAGAAGTACCTTAATCCGGTCAGTATGTACATCATTCAATCTGAAAAGGAAAAGATTGAAAGCTGTGAAGAACTCCGAGCAAGGAGAGCTTTCGCAGAAATGACTGAGGAACGAATCAGGCATTTGGTTTTGATGCGAACTGACGACGAATACCAAGCCGATGTGATTGCAGCGAAGTTTGCATTGGAACAGATGAAAAGAAAGCAGGCAGTAAAAAATGCAAACAGTTTACGTCAACGTTAATGACCTGCTGAAAACACAGGTTCAGGAATACATTCCGTCAACCTTCTTGGGGTATGGTGGTTACCAGCGGCAGCGTCCGCCATTCACCATGTTCACCATCAACGAAATGTTGTTGGACCCCCGTATCATCTTCGGTCTGTGGCTCATCAAAGGACCAATGCTCACTAAAGGCAAATTCGAATGCCTTTGTGACACCCCCGAAGTCAAGGAGTTTGTTGACCAGCAGCTTCGCAAGTTCTGGCTTAACGGTGCCGTTCAGACTCTGAAGGCAATCGAATGGGGCTACAGCGGTTCAGAAATCCTGTACAAGCAGGATGAGAAAACTGGACAAATCATTTATGACGGAATCAAGGATTTCGAATCCGTCAATGTTCGCGTCGTGACAAAGAACGGTTGTCGCACTGGCTTGCTGATTGACAAGTTCATGACCGTCAACATGGAAGCTGGCAAGGCTGTGTACTTAGGTGGACCGAAGGCTTTGCACCATGTTCACTGGCGACAGTTCCACCCATACTACGGTCGTTCCCGTCTGATTGGTGTGCATGTCCCGTGGAATGAAGTTTGGTCGGAAGGTGGTTACCGTGACATCCGTCGACTGTGGTTCTACAAGAACGCATTCGAAGGTGGAACGATTTACCACCCGCAAGGATTCGTGCGTACCCCGAACGGTCAGCTCAAGGCTTATCAGAACATCGCACAGGAAATCATTGAAAAGAAACGCACTGGTGGTGTCATGGCACTGCCCAGTGAAACAGATGCCCGTGGCAATCGAAAATGGGAATACGAACCAGCTAAGGGTAACACCATCCCGGCTGGTTTGTTCGACTACGGGAACTCACTCCGTATCGAAATCCTTGAAGCCATGGGTATCCCGTATGAAGTGATTGAGTCTTCCGGCAACGAAGGCTTTGGTTCATCCAGCGGTCGTGCGGTCCCCGAGACTGCCTTCTACTCCATCCTGCAAGAAGAACTGCAATGGCTGGTTCATGACTTCGTAGAACAGTGTGTTCGTCCGTTGGTTCAAATCAACGCCAACATGGGCTACCTGCCTTACGACACGTTTGAGGTCGAAGTCTACCCGCTGCTGACTGACAACGCTCAGAACCCGGCTGAGCCAGCTGTGGGGGGTCAGGAAGACAACCCGATGAAGGCATCCGGCATCAGTGACGAAATGGCGGATTCCGAGGAAGTCACCCCCGAAGATGAAGATTCGTCTGAGGGTGAGGATGAAGTCACGGAAACCGGGAAGAACAAGAAACGGTTCACCATAGCCGGTTAGGACACTGGATTTGGCCCCAGATTGACTCGCTGGGAGCATTTTGACGGTCTGGACGACTGTTGACCCGTCCAATCAGAAAAATGCGTCATAAGTCAAATTTGGAGGTCTGGTTGAAAAACCACGAAAAGCTGGGTTATTTGCTGGGGAACGAAATCGCTGATAGCAACAGCTTGATTACCGCAGCTGCTAGACCGAGAATTGAGCCGGTGATTCTCCTTGTGTAGACCCCGGTAGGTTCTTCCAGCCTATCGGGGTTTTTTCGTTTTTACGTGATTTGGCACACAAATCGGTGGGGGTCACCCGCCCCAGTTTCGTGTAACAAATACAGACAACAATTTGTTTCTGATGAAAACCTACTGCGCGCACTGGACATTCTTTGGGGGAAAATAGTTTAAGTCTACTTAAACCCCTCTTGACAGCTGTTACCCTTCGGGTTGATATTGCTTACAACGAGACATCAATCAGCCAGCAGCTAACAGCATACAGCTAATAGGATACAGACTTATGCCTTCAGCCTACGTTAAGCTGGCTTATTCCGGTGGTGAGAAGTTCTGCGTCAATCCAACCGTTGAACTGATTCAATCACTGGCAGCTCTCGGTATCAAAGCCAACAGCTTCGAGTTGAAAGCTGGCAGGTACCCCGGTCATGGATGGTTGCTCTTTGTCAAAGAGGACATCACTGACCTTCTCGATAAGGAAGATTTGGTCTTAACCATCACTGATGGTGTTGAGACTGTTCAGATTGATGGGCTGTTGATTGCTGACACATTCGCCAATCATCCACGGCTGTCTGACCAATCTTTGATTCTGGCAAAGATTGTTGATACACGGGCAATTGCAATTCAGATGAAGACCCGTCTGAGCAAAGACCCATTCCCTCCGCATGAGGCATTGCCTCCACCAACTGGTGTGGTCAACACATGGGAAGCAGGCATTGGTGTTTACTGGGACAACACCAACATCAGAACCAGTTACTCAGCAGTTTCCAAAGCGAATGCTGACTTCCCCGACATTCTGCTTCGGGATGTCAACATGGACATTTACGAAGATGATTGGAACAAGCTGAATGACATCTTGGACCTGTGCAGTCATCAGGTCTACAAGGAATACAACGGGTACAGCATTCAGGCAGTCAAGAATCACTTGGTTGATAACCAGACGTTGGATGGTGCCATTGACACCATGGCAATTGAGAAGCGTCGTGACTTGACCTTGGACAAGTCTGAACGACCGTATGAACTCAAACACCTGTACCGCAAGTGGAACAACAATACAGATTTTTGGTTTGAACCATTCGTCTGTACAAACCCAACTGATTCACCGGATTACTTCACTGGTACTGACCATCACATTCCGGTCTACAACATTTATGACCCGAATCATTCACGTGCCTACACCTACAAGGCAGAGTTGGAAATTCTCAGCTGTGAGCTGAGCTATTTGTTCTACAAAGCGTACAACGCTCATGAACTGTTGGATGCTGAATACTTCGGCATTCACAAATTCAAACCATGCGGGAGTGCAGTCAGCATCCAGTTCTACCACGGTGACCGTGGGATGATGACGAAGGTCCGTTCAGTGGACATGGGTGATTGGAAGTTTCCAATCGTTCCCAAGCTGCCATTGCTGTACTACAACGCTTTCACCAGCACCAGCACAACTTCCAGCACCACTTCCACGACTACACCAATTTTGGTTAGTCATTGCTCCGGTTCCTGCTTGAACGAATGGGAAGGTGCTGATGTTTGGGTGCAAACTGGAAGCTGTACCGCAATCACCAGCACTACCACTACCACTACAACCAGCAGCACTACCTCCACATCAACCAACTCTGAATTCAATGCTTGTCGTTCAGCTGTTTGGACTTCCACCACAACAACCACAACCAGCACTACCAGCTCAACAACTGTTGAACCATGTACTTGTGAATGCCCCAGTTATGCTGGAACAACACTTGGGGAAACAACTTACACTGACTGCGTAAAGCTAAGCAACAAACAGAATAGTTGCAGCTGGACCAGCACCAGCAGTACGACTACCACAACCTGCAACTGCAACACGACTTCGACTTTAGCCTGTGAGAACCCGGCGAATGGTTGCACTTGGGTTTCTACCCCAAGATGGAGTAGCTTCAACTGCATCAGTCTTACGTTTGAATGGGTAAACACTGAAAATACTTGTGCAGGTTTGGACTACGATACGCCTAATGGTTATTTTGAATGTTCATGTGATGCACCGGATACAAATGCGAATGACAATCAATGTGCCACTGTCGAAACAGATTGCAAACTGACTTATCACCCAGACCCAAAACCTCCCGGTGATGGTGGCAAATGTCTGTGGGTTTGGGACCCGGTAAATCAGAAATTCCGTTGGTTGTCTTGGTGCAGTGATTGCTGCAACTGTGACTGCGAAGGTTGTGCTGATTACACATCCTGCGAATGTATCTGCTGTAACCCACCGTCTGGTGGTTCAGACGATGACTGCGGTGTGTTGATTACAACCGAATGCAAAAAGCCAACTGCTTACCCACGAAGTTGTGACAACGTTGATTGTCAGGAAGTTTGTCGCACAACCAGCACAACCACTACAACTCCCGGCCCATGTGACAGGTACTGTATTCTTGAATCTTCAACAGGTTCAACTTGGAACGTAAAGAAGGTTGACCTGTGCAACTACCCATGCGACTGTGCAGTCCCCCGACGTTCACCATCAACTGCCGGTGAAACCATTCGAGTTGGATGCTCTGAGAACACAACCACTTCCACAACCACAACGACCAGTACAACTACAACCACAACACTTGCTCCGCTCGGTGCCTGTTGCAATTGCCCAGCTGACAACTGTACGGTAACCTCACAAGCTGACTGCACGTTATGCGGTGGTACTTGGAAGGGACCGGGTACGAACTGTGCTGCCTGTTGGGTACCATGCACTGGAAGCTGCAACTACCTGTGCATTGGTGGTGTGTACGTCTTCAGCTCTGACAGCTGTATTGCTGGTGGTTTGCTGCAATGCGATTGTCCAACTGACATTGTTGGTACCGCTTGCTCTGACCCATCCAGTACACCATGTATTGACCCGTGGACTACAACAACTTCCACCACTACCACAACAACTTCTGGCGGTGGAGGCGGTGGTCCTGTTTAGTTTTTGTTACACAAATCCTGCGAGAGAATCATGAAACCAATTCTTACCATTGGGATGGCTGTTCTTAACGACTTCGAAAATCTGTGGAACACTGTTCAGAATCTGAAGATTCAGATTGCTGCCAACAGGTTGCAGAAAGAAGTTGAAATCGTTGTCATTGATGCTGAACCAGATTCAGTTGCCGGTGACCGCACGAAGAAACTGATTGAAAGCTGGGGTGGTTCAATCCGCACCCGGTACTTCACAATCGAGAAGGAAAAATTCGGCACCAGTCAAAGCCGCAACAAGGTGTTCGAAGTTGCTGAAGGTGAATGGGTAATGTGTATTGATTCACACATTCTCCTTTTCCCAACAGCATTGCCGAAGTTTGTGGACTGGTTGATTTTCAATGTCAATTCAGACCATCTGTATTCTGGACCAATTCATTACGACCACCTGACTGGTTATGAAACTCATTTCAACATGGAATGGGGAGCAGAAATGTGGGGTCGTTGGGGATGTGCATGGTATTCTCCCCAAAGAGAGTTGTTCACGGTGGTTTCCAATTCACAAGATAGAACTCTGTATTGTGATTTGTCTCCTGAGATGAATCCAATTGATATTGGAATCAAGACAACCAGTTACTCAGGTCATGATAAGTTTCTGCTTGAGAATGGTTGCACACGTGCAGCTGACACTGATGCCCAATTGCCATTTGAAATTCCGGCAATGGGTCTGGGTCTGTTTGCCTGTCGTCGGGAATCTTGGCTTGGGTTCAATCCCGAGTTTCGTGGGTTCGGTGGTGAAGAAGGTTACATCCACGAAAAGTATCGTCAGGCTGGACGAACAAGCTATTGCTTACCATTCCTGCGTTGGAATCATCAGTTCGCTGACCCACGTGCAGTCAAGTACACCGTGGATACCCGCAACAAGCTGCGGAACTACTTGATTGGTTTCAATGAACTGGGTTTGGATATTCGTCCAGTCTACGAACACTTCGTTCGTTATGGACGAGTCTCGATGGGTGACTGGTTGGAAATGGTTAAAGACCCAGTTGCCTTCAAGCCGATTTATTCTCAGCCGCTTGCTGTCACACATGGTCAACTAGTGCAGGAGCAACAGCAGGTTCGCATCCCGAACATGCCTCCGCTCCCAGACATCAACAACTGTTCAATTGAAGAACTCTATCAATGGGTTCGTCGTATCCCGCGTGACTTGAATGAGCATTCGGAACAATTGAAGGTGGTTGCTTACAACAGTCGTCACGTAACTGAATTCACCAAGCGTCGTGAATCCACGTTGTACTTCTTGGCTGGTCGACCTGAGTACCTCATCAGTTACAACGCTGAAGGTACCGACCCGATGATGACAGTCATCAAGAACACGGTTGTCCGTGACACTGGTGAGGAAGGTCACATTTCGTTCACCATCAACACCGGAAACGTTGATTCGCTGTTGGTTGACATTGATGAGACTGATGCGTTGTTCCTTGACACTGAAGCCAACTATGCTCGGCTGTCTGAGGAATTGAAGAAACACTCATCGAAGGTTCGTAAATTCATTGTCATCCATGACACCATGATTAACGGCGAACTGGGTGATGACGGAAAACTTGGCTTGAACTACGCCTTGCGTGAATTCGTCAAGGAGAACCCGCAGTGGAAGGTGTACAGCTTTTCCCCAGCTCAGTACGGTCTGACTGTCTTGACCTGTGACCCAGCCATGTACCCAGCTGAGGAAATCAAGGCTTGGCCTCCGCAGGATGGAAAGCCGGGATTCGAGCTGATGAGAATCATGGAATCACTGGGAATCAAACCGCGTGAAGGTTGCTCTTGCCGTAAAACAGCCTCACAAATGGACTTCGACGGGATTGACAAGTGTAGAGAAAAAAGAGATTATTACCTTGCTGAGATTGAAGCCAACTCTGAAAAGTACAAGTGGACCGATTACATCAAGGCTGGTTACAAAGCCTTGCTAACCGGAATCTACAAGGACATCGACCCACGAAACATGTTTGGTTCCTTGTTTGACTTGGCAGTTCAGAAGGCTGAAGAACATCAGCTGGAAGCGGAACGACTCCGCAACGAATCTCTGTCTGCCTAAACCTGCGAAACCTGCGAAGCGAACCATGAATATTCTTTGCCTCTGCCCAACGTATGGCAGACCGTTGCATCTTATCCGCAACAGTCTTGCCTGCTTTGTCACCCAGTCGTATCCCAACAAGCACTTGCTGCTGTTTGACGACAAAGGAAACTTGGAATCATTCCACAACTTGAACCTCCAATACAGCGTCATCAGCACAAGGAACCGAGTCAATTCGTTGTCCAACAAATACAACGTGATGATGAAGGCAATGCTGAATCGGTATGATGTTCAATCCCAAGGACTTGAGTCAGTCAACGGTTACGACCTTGATAATTTGCCTGACATGTATTTGTCAGACATCTATGGAATTAACTTCCGCTGGGATGCAATTGCAATCTGGGATGATGACGACTTGTATCTCCCGCACTACCTGCGGAACCATGTTTACAACCTGAAGCGGCAATACAACTTTGCCGGTGATTTGTGTTGGTCAAAACCAAACAAGGTTTGGACAACCTACGGATGGAACTGTTTCAACGAAGAAGAACAGAACAAACCCAAGGTTACATTGGTGGATGCGGAAGGAAGGTTTCATGGTTCAGTCGCCATGACAACCAACATGTTTGAAGAAATTCATGGTTACCCCGATACAAAAGAAATCATTTACGACCAAAAAGTAATTGGTGAACTTTCTAAGTATCGACCTGAAGTGGCAACCGCAGCTGGTTACTGGGCCTATAAGTACGGGTACGTCTACAGGTGGCATGATTCTTGTGCGACACACCTGTCGACTGTCAAAAAGGATTCTGACTACGACAGCTACCCCGGTATAAAAACTCGTTTCGAAAAGCCATTGCTGACTCCAAACTTTGATGCCTTCGCGTACATGGTTGGTGATGAGCTTGGTTACAAGTTGAGCATCGAACAGATTTATGCTTACAAACGAATTTTGATGGGAAGAAATGAACAGGATTAGCCATGAGCGTTCAACCAAACTCTGTCGAAATTGAACTCTGTAAAGTTTTCAAATGCGTTCATCGTGGTGAACCGTTTAACAGAATTGATGGTTGTTGCAGCTACCCCGGCAAGACAACAGTGTTTGTCTGCAACTTGCCGTTCGGCAAATGCACCATCCAACGTTATTCCGATTCCCAACCTGAACAGTTATGCCAAGCCTGTCTTTACCGACAACCAACAGCGGAGAGTTAATCATGCCGAGAAAAGTCTTGACCCCATTGGCCTTGAAGATTCAGAAGACTCCTCCGTACTACGCTCGAAGGAAGAACAACCGGACGGGGAAGAATTTCAACATGGGTCTTCGCAACTACATTGCGAAACTGTTTGAAATCAACGAAACACTTCCCCGCAATCGAAAGATGACTGACTCTGAAATCCTTCGGCAGATTCGAATGGAATTCAGTCACTTGGAGCATTGGAAGCAGAAACTCTCGGACCTGACTCCCAGCTGGGTTACCAAGCTGCGAAGCGAATACAACCGTGGTCGTCTGACCTGCAAAGGTGTACCGAAGCATCGCTCCTTTGCTTATGACTTGGAAGGTGACGCAATCAATCCACGAACAACCAACCTGCAAAAGTATTCCTACGAACAGAAGCAGGACTTGCAGGCTGAGCATGAACGTCGCTATTACCTTCCTCACATAAAGCAGGTTGAAGAAGCAAGGAAGCTGCGTAATGAAGAAATCAGCCAAGCTACCAACAAGTAAATACATGTTCAGCGTATTCATCCCCGGCAACGTTCCTTCCTCCAAAAACAGCAAGGTTTGGACAGGTAAGTTTCTTGTTCATTCCAAACCTACTAGGAAGTGGATTAAGGAAACGAAACCATACTTCATTCGTTATTGTGATGAATTCAGGAAAGTAGTTGGCAGATTAGAAAAGCCAGTGTTTGTTGAGTTTGTGTTTGTTAGGAACAGTCGGCGGTTGTTTGATTACTTGAACCCCGCTCAGACTGTTCAGGACCAGATGGTGACGCATGGTTGGTTGGAAGACGACAATTGCGACATCCTTCTTCCGTCCTTCGGCAAGTACGCTTATGACAAACACAATTCAGGAGTTTACATCAACGTTTTGAACACCAACACACAAGGAGATTTTCATGGTGTCAAATCAGAAAGAGTTAAAAAAGCTGATTTATGAACATGCTGACAAATGGGCTAGTTGCACACGCTGCCCATTGGGTCTGAAAAAGAACGGTGGTGTCTGTCGCAAGATTCTCTACCGTGGAAAATTGCCAGCCAAGTATTTGTTCATTGGGGATGCACCCAGCACAGCTGATTCAGTCTTAGGCATCCCGCTCACTGGTGAAGCCGGAAACATTTTCGACAGGATGCTGAAGGAATGTTTCGTCACCAATTACGCAGTCACCAACGCAGTGGCTTGCTTCCCGGTTCATGACACGTTTGTCGGTTTGCCACGGCAGGTTAAGCCAGAAGAATACGAGTCATGTCGTCCACGCTTGAATGACTTTGTGGAACTCTGTTCTCCGTCCTTTTACATTTCGCTTGGAAAATTTGCCAAGCAAAATCCCCCCGATGGGGTGGTTTACAATCTGCACCTTGACCACCCATTATTTATTCTACGAAACGGTGGGCATGACAGTCTGGTCTATCGGCGTAACAGACACAACCTCCGCAACTTCATTCAGGAAACCCGGTAATGGCTAAACGAAAGACGAACAAGATTAACCGCAAGCCAGCGAGAAAACTTTCAGCGTTCAAAAAGGCAACGAACAAGTTGTCCAAGCTGAAGAACCTGAAGAAGTTGAAGTTGAACAAGGCTCGCACCAGCCTGTGGGATTTGGACCGTGATGGAATTACCTTCTCTGCCTTGAGCAAGTTTATGAACTGTCGGGAACGGTTCCGGCTCAGCATGGTGGAAGGTTGGAACAGCAAATACATTTCAGTCCCGCTTGAATTTGGAAATGTGTTCCACCTGTATCTTCAGGCATTCGACCATAAGGTTGACCCCGAAGACATGATTGACATTGGCATTCGTTATGCCAACAAACGGGCTGAGACTGAAGACTTAGACAGCGATACCATCGGTGAATTGCAACGACTGGTTGCAGTCGCACATGTCACGTTCATTGAGTACGTGAACTACTGGCGGGAAAATCATTCGTTGGTTACTTCCTTCTACGGTGGTAATCAACCAAAGCAGATTTACCACTACGAAAAAGACTTCCACTATCTCGGGAAGGAACAGCAGTTTCAGATTGAACACACGTTGCCTAATGGTCGCGTCATCAAGCTGACTGGCAAAATGGATGGTGTCTTCCGCCCAGCGTTCAACAACAGCACCTTATGGTTGATGGAAACGAAAACCAAAGGCGACATTGATGAAGTTGGTATCACCAGCGGTCTGCACAAAGACCTGCAAACCGGAATCTACATGCTGTCCTTGCAGAAGGTTTACAACCAACAGATTCACGGAGTCATGTACAACGTGATTCGTCGTACTGGGTTGCGACCTCGCGTTAAGGAAACCAGCAAACAGTTTGCTGAGCGTGTTCATGCTGACATCAAGGAGCGACCCAACTGGTACTTCATGCGATGGCAACGAACATTGGATGAGAATGACCTGAAGGATTTTGCCAACCGCACTCTCAACCCAATCCTGTATCAGCTGACGCAGTGGTGGGACAGCGTAAAAAAAAATCCGTTCGACCCCAGCAACGTGTACGACGAAGACGGAAAAATCGTTGGTCCTAACCTGCATCACTTTGAACGACCATTCGGTTGCTACGATGGGATGATGCACAATCAACGTGGTGATTACTTCGACATCATCTGCCACAACAACCCGCAAGCCTTTTACCGTCGAAAGTTTCCATTCCCCGAATTGGTGGAATCGGAAGCAGAAACGGTTGCTCTGCAAGGCATTGTGTCTGAACCGTTTTGAACCACAACATTTTGTGTCTTTATCCCAAAAGAATCTTTGCTAAGATTCAAATCCTGCGAAGGAGCAACAAATGTCAGTTAAGAAAATCAGTCGGAAGAAAGCAACAACTCCCGACGAAAGTAAAATCGAAATTGAGTACATGGCAGCGGGTGAAACCACCCATCCATCAGACGACCTGCTGGACTACTGTGTGCTTCTCTACGGTGAGTCTGCAATTGGCAAGACCTCACTTCTAACTCAAATCCCCGACTGTTACATCATTCAGTTTGACCCGAAGCGTTCAGGCTTGAAGGCTCGGCAGACAAACATTCCTGATTTAACAATCGGTGATATGAACAAGAACCGCGTCAAGTATTCCGCATGGGACATGACTTGCTCGGTGATTGACAAAGCCTTGAATGACGATTCAGTTCGCTGTATCGGAATCGACAACTTCGGGCTGATGTATGAACATGCTGTCAGACACGTGTGCTGGCAGGAAGGTATCAAAGACCCACAGGAGAATAACGACTATGGTAAAACTTGGAACGTGCTGAATGACATGTTCCGTCAAGTAGTGAACAGTTGCCTTTATCATTCAAAAGGCTTGTTTATTGTTTCTCATGATGTCACCCGAGAAGTAGAAGAAGGTGACGGTTCCAAGTACGACCGCATTGAACCAGCCTTGATGAAAGGTGCAAGGAAGTGGGTGAAGGAAGTAACCGACTTTGCTTTTTACATGCGGTTCTACAAAGACCAACGTGTAATCACGGTGAGGAACTCGAAAGAAATCTGGGTGAAGTGTTGCACCGACATTGAAACGCCACGGTTCATGTCACCGAGCGGTGATTTGTTACACAACATTTCAGCAGGTTCATCGCCACAGGAAGCGTGGAGCAACTTGTTGGCAGGCTTTAACAACGAAATCAATGACGTTGACTTCGAAGAAAAAGTTGCCAAGCAAAACAAATCTGCGAAGTTGAAGAAGAAAATCCGTAAGTAAACCAGTGAGGTTAAAAATGGCTAGTAAAGAATTCATGACGAAGTTGAAGAAGCACTCCGGTAAGTGGAGCAAGGCACGTGATGCCAAGCGAACTGGGGGCATGGTTGAGGTCAATGACGGTAACTACACCGTCCGGTTGCAAAGCATGGCGTTGGATGTCAACGACAATGGCGACCCGTTTGTTCAGTTCAACATGGTTGTTGTCACTGGACCCGAAGCTGGCAAGATGATTCGCAAGCGAATTGAGATTGCCGAACGCAGTGGCGAGTACGTCAACAACAAAGGCAAGAAGGCAAAGTTTGAAATTACCATTGAAGATTGCCTCAGCAATATCTCGATGGACCTTCAATCCATGGGCGTTGATACCAGCGAGCTGGACTTCGACGACTTGGAAGCATTGGCCGAGGAGTTGACCGACAGCCAGCCAGCTTTCCGTGTGCGTGTGAAGACCAACAAGAAGGACTTCAAGAACGTCTACATGGACAAGCCAGTTGATGCTGATGACCTCCCATCAGTTGAAGACTTGGTTGAAGCCTCAGACGCAGACGAGGATGAGGAGGAGGAGGAAGAAACCGAGGAGTCCGAGGAAGAAGAATCCGAAGACGAGGAGGAATCGGATGAGGAAGATTCCGACGAAGAAGAAGACGAAGATTCTGAAGAAGATTCTGAAGAAGAATCTGAAGACGAAGACTCCGAGGAAGACGAGGAGGAGGAAGAAGAAGACGAGGCCCCGCAAAAGGGAGCTAAGGTCAAAGCAAAGCCAAAGGGAACCAACCAACTTGAACAGTATGTGGTCCTGACGGTCAACCGCAGCTCGAAGACTTGCACTTTGAAGCGGTCACGTGATAACCGTTCGTTCAAGGACGTTTCGTGGTCTTTGATTAAATAACAGTTGTTGCTCCACAACTGTTTCACTACAGCCGCATGTTCTTCCCCATGCGGCTGTTTTTTTTCCTCTTACACATTTGATTGGCATGAGCATCACCGGCAAGACAATTTCAGTTGATACTGAAACAACAGGATTACGCAGACATGACTACCCATTCATGGTCACGTACTGCAAGGACAACGGTAAGTTTGGTTATTTTGAATGGCCGGTTCTGAAAGGCAGAAAGGTTCTTCCCCCAAAGAAAGATTTGGTTGCAGTTCAGAAACTGATTGATACACATAAGAACATTGTTTTCCACAATGCTTTGTTTGACGTTGGGATGCTTTCTAAAATCGGCATCAACGTCCCATGGGAAAAGGTTCATGATACTTCCATCATGAGCCACATGTTCAACAACATCACACACTCAAAACTGTTCGGTAAGTTAAAACCGTTGGCGTTGAATTACTGCGACATTGATGACCGTGACGAAAAGATTCTTCGTCAGTCAGTCAGTCGTTGCCGACAGATGGTTAAGAACACTGACCGTTACCCACAGCTCAAACATCTGCTGCCGCTCATCAAGGATGATGATTACGAAGATGAGCTGGCTTGTGATTTCTGGCTCCCGTCAGTCGTCGGCAGGATAATGCAGAACGACCAGCTCACTGAAGTCTGCCAGCAGTATGCTTGCACAGACGCAGTTCGCACAATGGAACTGTTCCATTACTTCAAGAGCAAAGTTGAGACAGAGCATTTCGAACTGTACCAACGGGAACGTAAACTTCTTCGCGTTACTGGCTCGATGCAAAGCCTTGGTGTGAATGTCATCAAGTCGCAACTCACTGGCGAGCTGAAACGATTTCAGAATGAAGCTGCGTTGCTTACCAACATTGTTGAATCAGCAACACAAGACCTGACAAACATCAATTCCAACGAACAGGTTGGCAATGTTCTGTTCAGTCACCTTGGTATTCAACCACATAAGGCAACCAAGACTGGTTACTCATTGGATAAAGAATCAGTCAAGGCAATGCTTACAAACACCAAGAGCGAAAAGCAGATTGAACTGGAACATCAGATTGATGATTTGTTCCACGATTCCAGAGTTAAACCAAAGGCTAAAGAGAAAAGGATTCGGTTCCTTCAGGATTTGCTTGATGAAGCAAAGACCTATCCACATCTTGTCCTTGAGTCGTACAGTCGCTTCAAGGTCTGCAACACAGCAATCAAGTACCTTGAGTCATACAAGCGAGCGTTGACTGATGGAAAAATCTTTCCGTCATTCAATCAGGTTGGTACCAGCACCACTCGCTATTCATGCTCCAATCCAAACACGCAGAATATCAGCAAAGGCAAGGAACTGACTGAAGGTGAAAAGCCTGAATACAACTTGCGTAAAGTGTTCGGGCCGGAAAAAGGACGAAAGTGGTTCTGCATTGACTACTCCCAACTTCAACTCCGAATCTTTGCTTTCGTGTCCGGTGACCGCTCAATGATTCAAGCGTTCGAACGTGGGTATGATTTCCATTCCTTCGTTGCATCAACCTTGCTCCGCAAAGACATTGACAAGATTACTTCCATTGAGCGTCGTGAATACGGAAAGAACGTCAACTTCGGTTTCGTCTTTGGAAAGAAATTCCCGCCTGAAATTGAACGGCTGTTGACCAACGAATTCCCAACAGCTCACGCTTACATGGAAAGAGTCAAGCGTGACGTTTATCAAAAAGGTTTCGTTCACACACCGCACGGGTATCAGCTCTACATCCCGTATGAAGGTGGCAAGATTAAATCCCATGCTGGGGTTAATTACATCGTCCAAGGTTGCGAAGGCGATATTGTCAAGGAAGCAATGGTCAACTGCCATGAGTACCTTGAGGAGAACAAACGTCTTCAAACCAGTCTGATTATGCAGGTGCATGATGAACTTGTGTTCGACGCACCAAACAATCTCAAACCCGAAGCAGAAAGGAAAATGTTGCTGAACATCAAGCGATTGATGGAGGCACCAAGTTTACGAATTGGGATGACCACCCCCGTTGATATTTCTTTTACCAAAAGTAACTGGGCGGAAACCAGTCACTATGATTTAGTTTCATGACTTGGAGCAAAGTTAATGAAGGGAAGACCAAAGAAACCGGAAGATTTTCAGGATGTCCAAAACAATAACAGGAAAGAAAGACCTTGCTTGTTTTGTAAAAAACTTTTCATGTCAACAGGTGCTGGACATCGCATCTGCAAGGATTGTAAGAACAGTCGTGGAGAACCAAACAACTGCATTCAGGAAGTTAAATTCCATGGAAGCAGAGTCCTGAGAGTTGATTGGTCAAAGTACGACGGCAATTAAGGAGCAATTAAAATGGATAGTGTTGATTATCAAAAGTCATTTGAGTTTCACTACGTCAACCTGAAGAAGAACGGAAAGAATCAGTGTCTTGGTGATTGTCCATTCTGCGGTAAGACTGGGCACTTCTTTGTTCAGAACACAACTGGGAAATGGGATTGCAAACGTTGCGGTGAAAGTGGCAACCTTTACACTTTCATGACCAGACTGCATCAGCAGTACATGGAGAACATGTCTGATTCTGATTTTGAAATTATCAGTGGTCTGCGTGGTGAATTCCTCCCGCCCGAGCTATTGAAGAAACATGGGGTTTGTCTTGACGTTTCCGGTAACGTGGTTATCCCATACCGCAAGCCGGGAGCGGAGAACCTGACCAACCTGAAAATCTGGGACATCAATTCCAAGAAGTCTTATAACACCCCAAACTGCATGTCTCTGTATTACGTCAGTTGGAACAACGACAACAGCGGACCAATCTACGTTTGCGAGGGAGAATGGGATGCGTTGGCACTTGTCCACCTGTTCAATGCTTCCAAGCAGAACAGCATCAACCATTCCATTGTTGCGGTACCCGGTGCCAATACATTCAAGGAGTCATGGTCAAAGGTCTTTGATGGTCGTGAAGCAATCCTGCTGTATGACAATGACCATGACAAAAAGATGAAGAACAGCGACAAGACATTCAATCCAGCAAAGGATGGAATGGAACGTGCAGCTGGCATCATAACCAAGAATGCAAAGGATAAACTGCATACCTCAGTCAGCATGATTGATTGGACCCGCCATGCAGGTTACGAAAAGTTATCGGACGGTTACGACATCCGTGATTACGTAATGGATGCAATGAAGCGTAAAAAGCCAAAAGGTGCATTCAAGCAACTGCATGAGCTGCTGGTTAGCAAAGCCGGGGTGAAGAAGCAGTCCGCTCTGAAACGAACCAGTTTTGATGAAGTGGTTCATGATTTCAAGGAAGTGTTTGAGTTCAATCAATCCTTCGTAGATACCTTGGCTTGCTGCTTTGCCACCATGATTAGCCTGCGGATTGAAGGCAATCCACTTTGGTTGTTTGTGGTCGGTCCACCATCGTCAGGTAAGACCGCAATCATTGAAGCGTTTGAATCCTGCACCGAGGAGTCAGAGCATATTTCAAAGCTGACCCCAGCTTCACTTGTTTCAGGTTGGCGAGGCGATGGAGAGGATAACTCTCTACTCCCAAAATTGAGAAACCGAACGCTCTGCATCAAGGACTTCACTGCTGTTTTGAACATGGGCAGTGGTGATAAGGAAAACCTGTTCGGCATGTTGCGTGATGCTTATGACGGTCGGTTCGTTCAGATTTACGGAACGGGTCTGCAACGCAGCTACACTAACCTGTACTTCTCAATCATCGCTGGTGTTACCCATGCCATCCATGGTGAGAACCGTACATCGCTTGGTGAACGGTTTCTGAAAATCAATCTGCTGGATAATAAATTCAATGAGATTGAACACATCAGGAAAGCAATCAACAACGTTGGTCTGAAGCCTGAACAAAAAGGAAAACTCAGTTCATCTGTTCTTGGCTACATTCAGTACATGAAAAGCAAGAACACTATTCCATCCTTTCCGGTTGAGTTGGAAAACAAACTGATTTGTCTCAGTCAGCTTGTGGCAGTCATGCGAACCAATGTTCAGCGTGGATTCGGCGGGTACATGTCTTACCGACCTGAACCTGAAATTGGTAGTCGTATTGCAACGCAGCTGAAGAAACTGGCAATCAGCCTTGGCATTGTCTTCGGCAAGGATGAAGTCGATGACGACTGTTACCGCATCGTTAAGAAGGTTGCATTGGACTCATGCGTCAGTTGGCAAATGGAAGTCGTGGAAGCAATCACTAAGATTGGTGAAGGCTGCACTGTTGAACAAATCTCACAGCAAATGCAGGTTCACCCCAATCAAGTCCGCAAGGTTGTTGAAGACTCAATGCAGATTGGTGTGGTGGAATTGCGTAAGGCTGAAATCAAAGGTCGTGGTAATCGTTCCTATCTGCATTATGTGTCCGACCCAATTGCTCAATTGATTCGTGATGCTGATGTTCGCTTCAACACTGAGCGGAGAAACGTGTACACGAACAAAACCAAACGCAGCAAGAAACTAATCAACCGTAACTAACATTGGAGATAGCCATGACACCGGAAGAAAAGGAACGCTACAAAGAACATTGGAACAACCTTGCTGAAAATCGAATCAGCAACACCAAGGTTGTCTTTGTGCGAACCGACCCACTGACTCACGCAGCAATCACCAAGATTGCGAACGGGAGCAAAATGTCCTTGAGTGAATTTGTGAACGACCTAATCAAGAAAAGAATCACGGAGTAACCATGCACAACGTATTTTTCATGGCAGCAATCGGGAAGAAAATGGTGGATGGTAAGATTGAACCACTCTGCCAAGTCGCTCTCCCACTCAAACTTGAGAACCTTGACGCAGGTGAGATTTCAAACTCAACTGCAATCAGGAATGAAATCCTGAAACTGTTTCTGCATTACTGTGCAGGTACCAGTGAGACACACCTTGGCGAAGAAAGCGGAGAACATTTGTCCGCTGCAATGTTGCTTGACCTCTACAACAAGGCAAGCGGAACCAAAATCTGTGTGACATCAATCAATCAGTTTGTGAATCATTCCTTAAACCCAGACAGTGATTCAATTGAATGCACCGTCGTCATAAAGTACAGGAGACAGAGAAATGACAGTTAATCTGCACAGCAGCAAAAGCCAACATCAGGTCCGCACCGAATTGTTTGCCAACAAGATGGGGTTCCTCATCCCGGTCAGGCCGGTAAGTGCCATGTCTTTACAGACAAGAGTGCTACTCGCCCGTTTGATTCTTGAAGAAACATTCGAACTGGTGGAACGCGGTCTTGGAATTGAAGTTGTCGTCAACGAAGAAGGTAAACAGGAATTGCTTCCTAAGTCTGCACAAATCGACCCAATCGAAGTAATTGATGGGGTTTGCGATGTCAGATTTGTCGCCACGAAAATTCTTTGTATCATGGGTGTCCCAGACGAACCGTTCCAGACATTGGTTGATTTGAACAACTTAATGAAGTTTTCTGATGGACATTCAATTGATGTCGGAGGTAAACTTATCAAGCCGAGCAACCACCCCAAACCGGAAATCAAGCGTTTGTTCGAGGCTCTGAAGAATGAGCCGCATGTATCTCATTACTCCCCAAAAGACAGCTAGGAGTTTGAAATGTCAGACATTCAGAATCGTTTCATTCGTGTTTTAGTATCAGGTATCTTGGGTTGGTTGCTGGCAATGGCAACCATGTTCCTGTCGAAAATCGGAATCGACCCAACCAGTGAAACAGGAAAGCTGGTGATTGAATGGATTCGCTCAGTTGAGCCAGTCTTGATTATCGTCATGGCAGCGGCAATCAATGCCTTGATTGGAAAGATTGCGGAGATGTATCCAAACATGTCATGGTTGGAACGCTTCCTCAATCCGTTCAATAACCGTGTTCCAACTTACTTTCCACCGACCAAGATTGGGAGCTAACAATGCCTATCGACAAGGTTACTGAAAACAATTTGCTTCTCAACTTTCGCGTTCGACATTTCTTGCGTAAAGTTGAACGTGGTACGTGGGTCGGTGCTAATCTTCAGCATCAAGAAATCGCCAACAAGATTCTCTCCAACCGTGATGACTTCAAACAGTTTGCTGAGGAACTGCTTGAGGGGGCACAGACAACTGCTGGCATTGAACTGCCAGTAAACAGTCAACAAACAGCTGGTCCATTCATGGATGCCTTGATGCAGCTGCTCAACTGGATTAAAGACAATCCAGAGTTTATTCTGTTCATCATTCAATTGTTCGGAGGCTAGTCGTGAAACAGTTAATTTCCCTTTTCATCTGGCTTGTGCTGTGCTGCAACATGCAGGCACAAATCATTGGTCAAGCAGTTTACCCAGAGCATGTCAATTTCATCCTTGACTGCAAGCCAGAATCACAGGAAGCGTTTACTTACGTTTCGAAGAAGTGGACATTCAATCCACCAAATGTCAGTGCTATTCAACTGCCTGACAGTTCTCTTGTCGTCACCGCAGCACCGGGTAAATACACTGCGACCTGCAAATTGATTGTTGGTGAGAAGACTGACAACGGTGTGTTGATTAAAGACCCCGAGAAGGACATTGTTGAATTCAAACATGTCTTCACTATCCTTGAATCTGGGAAACCAACACCACCTGATGATGGTGACGATGACGACACCAAACCACCAACCCCACCTGATGATGACGAGGACAAGCCAACTCCACCGCCCGTAACGGTTGAAGGAGCATGGGTTATTCTTGTTGAACAGACTGAGGAACGTGGACAACATGTTGATTGGTTGCTGGTCCAGCAGAACACCGTACTGTGGGATTCCATTCTCCAAAGAGGAATGAAATGGCGATGGTACGATTATGATTCCAATGATGCTTTGATGTATCGTAAAGATGCAGATAAAGCAGGTCTTCCAGCATTGCTCATTTATGACAAGTCAGGTAATCTTCTCGGCAAAGAAGATGGTGACAACATCAAGAACAAAGAGCAATTCAACGAACTCATCAAACGCAGCACTGGAAAGTAGGTGAACCATGTCTAATGAAATTCTTATTCTTCCCAACGGTGAGGAAGTCGGTACAGGTGGTGACATTCCACCAGCTCGGACAATGGAGATTCCATTGTTTGCTGATGCAGTTGGTGTGATGACCTCACCACAAATCAGCCGCATCGTCAACAGTCCCGACCGTGTTCGTTCACGGCAGCGTTTCCCGTTCAGTATTTTCGGGAAGAATCAAGGCAGGCTTGGTTCCTGCAATGGTTGGGCATGTAGTCAGACTATTGAGAAAGGTCGCGTTCGTCGTGGTCTGCCTCACATCAAATTGAGCGGTGAATCCGTTTATGCTCAAATCAATGACGGTCGTGACCAAGGCTCAATTCTTTCCGATGGTTTCAAAGCGTTGGAGAAGACTGGTTGTGCCCCGCAGGAGTTAGTACCAATGGGAACCTACTTGTGGAATCGTGTCAGTCAGCAAGCCAAGGATGCAATGGCCGACTTTCGCGGGTTTGAGTTGTACGCTTTCAGTGACGACCCAAATACCGCCGAGCTGGAATTGGCTACTGCTCTTGCTCTTGAGTTTGAGTGTGTTGTTGCTGTTCATGCAACAAACAATTTCATGAAACTCAACGGTGATGGTGTTGCCTACTATTCGGCTGGTCCCGGCAACCACAGTGTCAATGTTGACGATGTTGTCATGCTCGGAAATACTTTTGCCTTTGACATGCCCAATTCATGGGGCACATCATACGGCGACAATGGCCGAGCATTGTTGACTTGGAAAGACCATTTGGTACATACTTACAAGTACCATCAGTTTTTTGCAGTTCGTTCAACTGTTGACGGACGACAGGAAAAGATTTTCTCTTAAAGGAGTGACGAGAGTGAAAAACATCATTCTGTCCGTGATTTGTTTCGTGTTGTTCCTGTGTGCCAACACAGCATCAGCACAAGTGTTTCAACAAGTGTGCGACGGTAACACCTGCCGTTTGGTTGAAGTCGCACCAGTCCGAAACATCGTTTCCAATGTGGTTGACGTTGTTCAGGATGTGCCCCCAGTCCCAGTCATGTACTCAGTTCTGGAACGGACAGCTGTTCGCTCCAATACCGCAGTCATGAACATTCGGCAGATTGTGCGGCAACCTGTACAACGGGTCCGGTCAATGTTGCGAAATGTGTTTGGAAGATTTCGAATTTTCCGGCGATAGAAAAGTGGGGGTGTCCGGCACATCTTCAGGAACGGCAAAGGCTAAGGGATTGCACACCCCCACGATTATTATTCTCGTTACGCCAGCGAGTACCTCTACCTGCGAAGGAACCTTTTAATGTTGACCCCATCAGAAATGCAACAGGCGATGCAAGAGTTCATGCAACGCAAAGCTGGTGTAGAAAGCCAATGGGAAGTTTCCCCCATTAAGTCTGTCGAAACCAGCATGGCTAATAATGGGTTCGTTCCAGTCCAACAGCCTCAGTACGAGCAACAACCAAGCGTTCCACAATTTAATGTGGTCCCATTACCAGACGACTTGAAGGCTGTGCTGGTTGAATCTGTTTCCAATCGCCAGATGGAGTTGTTTACCCCAGAGAACGTGTTTCTTCAACAGGTTCTCCGTGAAGTAAAAGAACTCCGTAAGGTTGTTGACTTACTCTATTCCCAGTTGTTACAAAATGGTAATGTCAAGGAGGTAATTGTTCCACAAACCAAGGAACAAAACCGCCTATTACCACGCTCTCTGGTTTTTCAGGAACCAGAACAACAACAGCAGGAAGTAGCTAAAAATGGCAAAGACCAAAAGCCAAAGCCAGTTCGCAAAGGTCGTCGCTCAGCTAAAAGCTGATGGGATGCCTGTCATCAACGGGCAGCGAGTTGTTGTCCGTGTGGATGCTGTTGAAGTCAAGGAGTTGATTGGTTCGGAGAATCCGCTTAATTGGCGGGAACATTCCAAACGTCAAAAAGAATACGTTCAGGACACGATTGAAACGTTAGGCTGGGCACAAGCCTTGACGTACAACGCAGTGACTGGGCACTTGATTAACGGGCATGGTCGCTTGGAAATTGCTATTCAGCAAAAGTACAAGACCTTGCCCGTTGACATTGGTGCATGGAATGAAGATGAAGAACGACAACTTCTCATTGCCATTGACTCCACCAGTCAAATGGCGACCATCAACGCTAATGCTCTGGACTCGCTTGTCCAATCAACCTTGAATGCTGTCAAGGACAAGAAGAAAAACAAGAAGGACAAGAAAAGCCTTCATTCTGCTCAGCAACAACTCTCAATGCTGACCGACATCCGGCAGTTCGCCAATGAAGTGTTGGAGCGTAAGAAGTCCAAGACAGCCATTGCTAAGTCAAAAAAGAAGATTGAAGACTTCGACGTTGATGGTGATGAGTATCATGAGGAAGTAGCGGAAGAAATTGAAGAAATCAGAGAGTTGTCAATTGATACGGGGGTTACACAAACAATTCTCAAGGACCGTGTGATTTTCGAATCATCCAATGAATGGGGCATCCCAGATTTATTGGAAGACATGCTTTATACAAACGTCAAGGTTCTTCCGAATGATACATTTGCTCGACTTCCAGATGTGAAGTTGACCGACCGAATGTACTACTGCGAATCAGGTCGTCCATTTGACCAAGAACACTCAATAAAACCGGATGGTGGGTTCCTTGGTTTCTTTACTGAAGATTACATCTTCGAAAAGTATTATTTGAAACCCTCCAAGTATGCTTTGATTCTGCAACAGGAAAATTGGCATGCTGTTGTTGAACCAGATTACAGCACTTATGACGACCACCCGTTCGCAGAAAACTTATGGGCCATTTATCGCTCACGTTGGCTCTGCCGATATTGGCAGGAAATCGGGATTAAGATTATTCCACAACTCTACCGTTGTGCTGCGTGGGAACGACCATGGATTCTAGGTACCTTACCTGAAGGTGCTTGTGAAATCATGTTCATGCAAATACGCATGGGCGGTGCTAAAAATCAGGAAGACAAAAAGTATTGGGCAATGCTTGGTGAAAACATCAAGTACGCTAAAGCAAATCTTGGTCTTAAACATTTGCTCCTGTACGGCTCGCCTAACCTTGAAAAGATTTTCATTGGTTACAGCCACGGGGTCAAATACACATTTGTTGAATCATTCATCAACAAACGCTGTGAAGTGTTCAAGGACAAGCGTCATAAAATCAAGGTGAAAAAGGAACTTGATAAACTAAGGAGCGGTAATGGCGATGAAAAACAAGCAAAAGAAGACACCTAAAGAATTTCTTGAAGGTGCCGACGCATTCAGCCTTGGGGTAATTGTTGACGACAACCCGTACATGCTTGCCAAGACAAATGTTCAAAAGGACAAAAAGACAAATTGGTACAGTGGTTGGTATTGGGCACAGATAAAACAAAAGCACGAAGAAACGTTGAATCGCTACAATTTGACTTGGAATTAGCAGACAAGTAGAATTTCGTCAACTTTTTACAATTAACATTTGGAGAATCTTTAATGAGCAAGTCACCAAAGTACCGAGCTATGCTTCGGGCTGCGAAAACGACACGGCTTGGCGAAGGTGGTGTTGCTGGTACGTTTACCACAGCATCCATCGAAGCTGCCAACAAAGCAGCTGCCAAGCACGAAAAGCATTTGGCAACGAAACCGGGTAAGTCAAAAGATGCCCGAGACAAATGGAATGCAACCGAAAAGAAGTTGCGTGATGCAATTCATGCTTCGTACAAAACCAAGCGTGGTTTCAAGCCAACTTTACCTAAAAAGAAAAAGCCAAAGAAGGCTGAAAAACCAAAGACCACTGCTGCAAAGAAGAAAACAGCTGGTGGTAAGAAGGTCCCCAGTGGAAAGCCAGTCGCAAACAAGCGAGTGAAGACAAGGACAAAGACAAAGGCAACCGCAACCAAGCGGACAGTTAAGAAGGCAACACGTGTCAAAAATACTGCCGCAAAGAAACCAGCAAAGAAGGCGGCAAAGAAGGCAACAACAACAACTCGTAAGACCGCCCGTAAGTCGAAGAAGAAGTAACAAAGGAGTAGCCAATGGCTAACAAACGTTCTCAGCAGAAAACCAGCCGAACCACCGTTATGAAGCGTGGTGAGGGTGGAACGGCAATTGAGCAAGCAATTGTCAAACAGAAAATCAAAGGCAAGAAAATGAAGAAAGGAAAATGCTAATGGCTAATACTCGGAAAAAGGGTTCGCTTCGTAACCCGAATGCCGTAGCTCTTGGTGCCTTGGGGAACAAGAAAGGTGGCGATGCCAGAGCCGCAAAATTGTCCCCGAAAGAGCGTTCCCGTATTGCCCGTAAGGGTGGAAACGCTAAGAATAAGTAGCCCATTGGATGTGGGTGAAGCCTCCTTGAATGACCCGTCTGTCTCATCAACAGGCGGGTTTTTTATTTGACACACAAACCTGAAAAGGTACCATTCAACCATTAACCCCGTCGATTAACCGGGATTCCTTTACCCCAAAGAGGTTGAACATGGCTAAAACTCGTCGTTTGAATGTTTCTCAGTACATCAAATTGCGTACTGGTGCAAAAGTCGTTGATAACAGTGGCAACACCATCCTTGACCAAGCCAACGGTCCAGTTGCCCCTCTGACCAATGCTGAAGTGGTTACTGCCACCAACACCATTGCCGCCTCAGAGAATGGCAAAACCTTCTTCCTCGATGCAACCACTGAATTTGATTCGGTTCTCCCGGCTCCTGCCTTGGGTCTGCGGTTTACCTTTATTGTCAAAGCAGCACCATCGGGGGCCAACTACACCATCTCAACTGCGTCCAGTGCCAACATCATCAAAGGCAGCGTCTACTCGTCTGACCTGAACGCTGCATCGGATGGTGACATCGAAACCAGTGGTGGTGACACCATCAGCTTTGTGTCAGCCAAGGCTGTTGCTGGTGACCGGGTTGAAGTATGGTGCGACGGAACCAACTGGTTTGCCCATGGTTTCTGCTCGGCATTTGATGCCATCACCATCACAACTGCAAGCTAACAATAAAGACAATTTGCCACCCTCCTCAGCAGTGGGGAGGGTTTTTGTTGGTACCTGCGATAACCAGTTATTCAGGAGCAATGAATGGCTGGCAAAAAGTTCACACAATCAGACGCAGCACGAAGACTCGTAAAAAAGCTACCGGAGGCAAGTACTAGAACGCTGGCAAGAAGACTGGCGAAAGAGTTGAACATCCCGTTTGAAAATGCACGTGCAGCAGTTAAGTACGTGCGTGGTCAATCCGGTGAAAAGAAAAGAAGAATGGTGAAAGACAAATCATCATTTGTTCCACGAAAGACAGCACCAGTAGTCCCATCCATGCCCCCCAGTCTGAAAGACAGCTGGGAAGAATATGACTTGGGAAACAGCATCAAGATTGCTGTCTTATCTGACATTCATGTTCCATACCATGATGAAAGAGCGTTGGCTGAAGCAGTCAACTTCTGCAAGAAGCGTAAACCCGATGTCGTGCTGCTCAATGGGGATTACGGCGATTGGTACTCACTCAGCAAGTATCAAAAGAATCCCGGCAAACGTAATTTCAAACGTGAATTGAAATTGCAGATACAAGGATTGGAATGGATTCGTCATCAATTCAAGTCCGCAAAAATTGTATTCAAGGCTGGTAATCATGATGAACGCTGGGACCATTGGTTATGGAATTTTGCCCCAGAAATTACCAATCTTCATCAGACCAGACTTAAATCAATTCTCAAGTTGAAGAAGTTTGGGATTGATTACGTTGGTGACCAACGACCAATCAAAGCTGGTGACCTCAGCATCTTCCACGGGCATGAGCTGCCGAAAGGAATTGCATCACCAGTAAACGTAGCTCGCGGTGTGTTTGTCAAAACGTATGACACTGTAATGGTTGGGCATCATCATCGTACCAGTACCCATGTTGAAGGTGACTGGAAGCATCGTGAAGTATCCTGCTGGTCAACAGGTTGTTTATGTGAGCTGACACCTGAGTATGCTCGCATTAACAAATTCAATTTAGGCTTTGCGTTTGTTACAGTTCTTCAGGATAACGCGGTTGATGTTGAGAACTACCGGATGGATTTGGAATATAACATCAGGCGAGCTTAGTTCGAGCGTACATCCAGATTACATCCAGCATGTCATCAATGTTGTCATCATCAATGTCATCAAAGAATTTGTGTGGCATTGTTCTTCCTCCAAGAAATTTTACAGCTATCACTTCAAGTAATTGAAAAATGGTTGTAAGTCCTTGGTAATCACAATGGACATTCCCGTTCGGTAATAACTTCCGTGACCAGCCTTCTTTATTACCGAGCGGGAACATTGTGCTTGCGCGCGCAAGCAGGCATGGCTACAGGCATTTGTTCCACAACTTCTTCTCTGATACAGCCAGCAGCAAATCTTTGCCGACTCTTTTCGGTGCTGCTCAGCTCAAGTTCTCAGCCAAGTCTGTAAGGCTGAAAAAATCTCTGCTCACAATCGGCTTGAAGTTTAAGGCTTAAAAAAAGCACAGCACATGAGCTGAGCTTCGCTTGCGGTCGCCCAGCGGATTCTCGCGTGAGCGTGCCCACTCACGCACACAGACGCACACACGTACACGCACACACGCGAGCCACCAGTTGGCGAAGTTGAGCCGCCGCGTGCGAAAACCCCGCGTGCAGAAAATCAAACACCCGTTTGATTCAAACACGTGTTTCAAACTGGCGTTTGAATTTTTTTGGCATGCCGTTTGCGACGTGCGGGCGGGCGCGCGGTTTTAAGAGGACAGGGTGGCGACGGCGATTCAGGGTGGTCGGGGGGCACTCGGTTGGGGGGTGTAATGGGGGTCAATGAGCTGCGGGGCTAAAGCCCCCATCGGAGGGGTGAAATGGGGGGCAGGCCGGAAAATCAATTTCACCCCCCATTGTGGTTATTAAGTTTTCGGTCGGCCCTGTCGATACTATATGTGTCTGGTTGTTCTCTTGTTCCCCGCGAAAAGCCGAAAGGCCCTGAGCGTGCAAACGATGCGGGAGTGTGCAAGAGAACGATGAGGAGCTGGCCCTGTCGCGACGACAGTGCATGTAAGGCTAATCGGCGGGCTGGTCAGAACAGCCCACACCCCTGAATCGTGATGATACCGTGGGGATGTCGGCCAGACGTTTTGAGTGTGTCGCGGTGACTCCGGCGAACGGCATCGGGAAAAAATCCTCCCGCCCTGTTTGCTTAATGTCCCGTCGGGGGTAGGTCCAGCCCATACCCAATGCTCTGCCAATGTCAAACCGGAAACGGAACGGATGCAGAGGTCCCCTGAAGAAATTGGATACGCTCGACTCCTTTATGCGGTTACGCCCCACGGCAAACCGCTTCTGATTCTCGCATTTCAGAAAACATGCGATGAACCACCACGCGAGTGACTGCCCTGTGCGGCTAGGCGTGGTGGCTATCGTCTGTTCTCGATTCTCTTTGCGAAAGGTGCCACATGCAATTCATAGTTGCCCTGATAAAGTTGACAATCCTGTTTGCCGCACTGCTCGCGGCTGCAATCGGCGGCGGAGTACTCGCGGAGTACTGGTACCGTCGACGTAACCAACAGTGACAGCCACGCCCCTGTGTGACAGATGGGGGTGTCCTGACGTTGTTTGTTCTACGTCCTGCCTCATGTGTATGTGAGGCAGTTCCCTGTTTAGTTTTTCGAAAGGTTTGTGCCATGAGTTCGACTACCTATTTCAACTACCCACGCTACTACCGCACCCTGAACCTGCTTGAGTTGATGGAAATCACTGAAGCACCGCGACCACTTCCCAGTTCGTGGCGGGGATTCATCCGTGGCGGCATGAA